GGCGACCTGCTCGATAAACAACAGCATCGCAAGAGTGGGTGTTGGCCGAGACAGCACGACGGCGTTTGACGGGCTTCCGGGCCAGATTGCCACGGGGGGCGGCTCGTCCGGCGCTTCGGTCAGGGGCAAGGACTCCGCGCAGGCGGTAGCGGTCGGATCGCACTATTTCCAGGCGCTTGAGCTGCCAGAGTTCAGCACTACGACATGGTACGGGGACGGCGGCGCTCCGACCTCGACGCAGGCGGGCCTTGTGGTCGAGGGCTGGATGTAATGGCGCAACCCGAGCCATACGTCCTCGCCTATGACTTTGTCGGATGGCAGATTTCCAACGCATCTCGGCCGTTGCCGGCCGACAAGCTGGAGACTGAGTTCGAGGCGGTTGCCGACACGATTGACCAGATCCTCGCCAATCTGGTCCTGATCCAGCGCGACGATGGCCAACTGAAGAACAAATCAGTCGGCTACGACCAGCTGGCAGACGAATTGACCGCGGGGATGCGCGAGCCTGTCATCTGGACGGCAGGGGCGACCTTCTTGGCGCGCGATGCGGTGTTTATCGGCTCCAAGCTCTATCGGGCAGTGGCGGGGCACGTTTCGGCGTCGCTGTTTGCGACAGACCTCGCGGCAGGCAAGTGGGAAGAGCTGACCGACCTGGCCACTGGCGCAGGAGTGATTACGTCGTTCAATGGCCGTGTCGGGCCTGTGGTGCCAGAAGTCGGCGACTACTCTGCGTTTTATCAGCCGCTTGATAGCGATTTAACAGCGCTCGCCGGGCTGACATCGGCTGCGGACAAACTGCCCTATTTCACCGGGTCGGCGACGGCCTCGGTCGCGGATTTCACTGCCTTCGCGCGCACGATTCTCGACGACGCGGACGCTGCTACGGTTCGCACGACACTCGGTCTGGTGATCGGCACAGATGTGCAGGCTTATGACGCTGAACTCGCCGCGCTCGCGGGGCTGACCTCGGCGGCGGATAAAGGCATTCAGTTCACTGGCGCTGGCACAGCGGCCACCTACAACCTGACGGCCTTCGCGAAGACCTTTTTGGATGACGCCAACGCTGCTGCGGTTCGCACGACGCTCGGGCTCGTCATCGGAACCAATGTGCAGGCCTATGACGCAGAGCTTGCGGCGCTCGCCGGGCTGACGTCCGCCGCCGACAAGGGCATCCAGTTCACAGGTGCTGGCACCGCTGCAACGTACGACTTGTCCGCGTTCGCAAAGACGTTTCTCGATGACGCTGACGCCGCGGCTGTTCGCACCACACTTGGCCTGGTTATCGGAACCAACGTCCAGGCCTATGACGCTGAGCTTGCTGCGTTGGCCGGGCTCACCTCCGCCGCCGACAAGGGCATTCAGTTCACCGGTGCAGGAACCGCCGGCACTTACGACCTGTCGACGTTCGCCAAGACGTTCCTTGACGACGTCGATGCGGCCGCTGTTCGCACGACACTCGGGCTGGTGATCGGCACGAATGTGCAAGCCTATGACGCCGATCTGGCCACCATCGCAGGGCTCTCAGCGCCTGGCGCCGATCGTATCCTCTTTTGGGATGATTCAGCGGGCGCGTTCGCCCACCTGACCCTCGGCACCAATCTTTCCATCTCCGGTACGACGCTGAACGCTTCGGGGGGCGGCGGCTCCGGTCTTTCGGATGGCGACTACGGCGACATCACGGTCTCGGGGTCAGGTACGGCCATCTCGATCGACAACGACGCCGTGACCTTCGCCAAGATGCAGAACGTTGCCGCCAACAGCGTGCTCGCCCGCGCAGCGGGGACGTCCGGCGACGTCAGTGAGGTGTCGCTGGCCGCGTCGCAGCTGCTTGGGCGGGGATCAACAGGTGATCTCGCAGCTATTTCTCTCGCAGGCGGGCTTTCCATGTCGGGAACGACGCTGTCGGCGGGCGATGTGAGCGGCCCTGCGTCGGCGACGGACAACGGCGTTCCCCGCTACGACGGAACCACCGGCAAACTCATCCAAGGCAGCACCGTCTCGATCACCGACAACGGAGAGGTCAACCTTCCCCTCGTCACCACTCCCGCCACCCCAGCGACGGATACCCTGAACATCTATGCCCGCCTCAAGGGTGGCCGAATGCTTCTGGGGGCCAATGGTCCTGCCGGACTGGACCACATTGTTCAGGCGCACATCGCGCACAACAAGGTCGGCTGGTGGTCCCCCCCCGGCAATGCTGCGACCGTCCCTGGTGTCGCGGGCTTTGCTGCGCCAAGCGCTACTGGAACGGCCACGGCCCGCAACGTGGCAACCACCAATATGGCCACACGCTCCCGCCGTCTCGGTTATGTCAGCGCCACCACTGCTGCTTCACTGGCCGGACATCACGCCCTTGCGGCCGGCCTGCAATTCACCATTGGCGACGGCGCTGGTCTTGGAGGATTCTACAGTGTGTCGCGCTTTGTGGTCTCTGACGCGGCAACAGTGGCAGGTGCCCGCATGTTCATCGGGTACCGCAGTGTCGGTACGGCTCCGGCAAACGTTGACCCAGCAACAATCACCAACTGTTTCGGGGTTGCAAAACTCTCTGGTTCTTCAAATTTGCACATCGTTTATGGCGGTTCGGCTGCGCAGACACCAATCGACCTCGGAGCCAACTTCCCGGCCGACACGCTGTCTGCCGATCTTTATGAGGTGACCTTTTTCGCGCCTCCAGGTGTGCAGGAAATCAGATACGAGGTCCGCCGCCTCAACACGGGTCATGTTGCCACGGGAACGCTTTCCGGCACCGTTGGCACTGTCATTCCGGCAGCCACAACCTTCCTTGGGATAACGGTTTGGCGCAGCAACAACGCCACGGCTCTTGCCGTTGGTATCGACGTGGTCTCTCATTACATCGAAACGGACAACTGAACATGGGCATCAGCCACATTCTTGACGGCGCTGCTGGTGGCCCGCTCGGAACGGGTGCGGCTGCGGGCGACGGCAGCGGCGGCTTTGAGCTGTTTCACCCTCGATTCTTTTTCCCCGGCCTTGGCGGCGGATCCAACACAGCGACTGCTGGCGATGGCGGCCCCGGGTCGTTCGGATGCGGCGGCGGAGGCGGCGGTGCTGCAAACGGTGCTGTCGGCGGTCGTGGTGGCCGCAGGGGCCAAGGCCTGATCGAAATCACAGGATGGTGATGACCATGACAGAAGCAGAACTTCAACCCCTTCTTGAGAGAGCCGCCGAGGCGGGCGCGTCCCGCGCGCTTGAGCGCGTCGGGCTCCATGACGAGCACGCAGGCAGGGACGTCGGCGATCTCCGCGCTCTGCTGGAAACCTGGCGGGAGGCCAAAAAAGAAGCCGTCCGCACCGCGACGAAATGGTTCATCACGGCGATCATCGGCGCTACGGCCCTCGGGGCGTGGTTGCAATGGTCTCCGAAACAGTGAGGTGACTGCTTGGCGAATAAACCAGTCACGCACGAGCAGATGCTTGAGGCCGTCGAGGCCTACGCAGACACCAACAACAAGGAGGCTGCGGCGCGGGCGCTTGGCCTGTCGGCGGGGGCGTTCTACAACCGCTTGAATCGCGCCCAGGCCGCTGGCGTCTCCCCGAGGACATCCGTGATCGCATCCGACAAACCGTCGGTTTCCGGTGCGGTCAAGGATTTGCTCATGCGCCGCAAGGCCGCGCTGCACGAGATCGAGAAGGCGTGCAAGGCGACCACGGGCGAAGTGCTCGACGCCATCGACGAGCTGAAGAAGGCCGGCGTCAATGTGGTTCGCGAGGGCGACAATTACGCCGTGGCCAAGAATTTCGCCGCCGCCTACACCGACAACGTGATCGAGATCGTCTCGCGCAAGGACAACACCTTCCTGTTCGGCGCGTGCGGCGACCAGCACATCGGCTCGAAGTACCATCGCGAGGACGTGAACCATGATCTCTATCGCCGGTATGCCGAGGCGAAAGTGCAGGCTGTGTTCAACACCGGGAACTGGATCGACGGCGAGGCGTCGTTCAATCGTTATGACATTCTCGCTCACGGGATCGACGCCCAGGCCAAGCTCATGGCCGACATTTATCCCCGAGCGGACTTCCCGACATACGCCGTGTGGGGAGACGATCACGAAGGCTGGTACGTCCAGCGCGAAGGCATTGATGTAGGCCGCTACGTCGAGAGCATCATGCGTGAGGCAGGCCATCGGTGGCACGACCTCGGCTTCATGGAAGCGCACGTCAAGCTCGTCAACGCCAACACCGGCAAGAGCGTGATCATGTCCGTGGTCCATCCGGGCGGGGGCAGCAGCTACGCCACGTCGTACCGACCGCAGAAGATCATCGAGAGCTTCGAGGGCGGTGAGAAGCCCGCTGTTTTGCTCCTTGGTCACTACCACAAGCTCGACGCCGGGCTCGTGCGGAACGTCTGGTATCTCCAGACAGGCACCACAGAAGATCAGACTCCATTCATGCGCAAGAAGTCGCTTGAGGCCCACGTCGGCGGCGCGATGATCCATCTTGAGCAGGATCCTGAGTCCGGCGCGATTACAGGCTTCACGCCGAACCTCTGGCGCTATTTCAACCGCGCGTTCCACGTCAAGGACGGTTTGGCCAACGGTCGTTGGTCCAAGCACGATGCCGTGCGTCGCATCCCGCGGGGCATTCAGCCGTGAACGATCTTGAGCAGCTGAAGGTCGCCAAGCGACTCCTTGCCTTGCGAGAGGCCAAGGAGCGCATGCTGCCGTTCATGCGGCTCACGATGCCTGACCCGTCTGACCCCGCCGACATCGAGAAGTCGCGCTATGTCATCACGCCGCAGGCCAAGCTGCTGTGTCAGATCATCGAAAAGATGGACGCCGGGAAGCTCACCCGCGTGGCCGTGTCGATCGGCCCGCAGATGGGCAAGAGCCAGGTGCTCTCGCGCGGCGGGCCTGCGTGGCTGAGCGGGCGCGACCCCTACCGCAACATCATGCTCGGCACCTACAACCAGGACTTCGCCAACGACTTCGGCGTGGACGTCCGCAACATCATGGACAGCGACGTCTATCGCCATGTGTTCCCTGATCACGAGCTGAAAAAGCGCGAAGTCGATCACCTGATGACGCGGCAGGGGGGCAAACTCGCCTTCATCGGCGTTGGCGGCTCCGGCACCGGCAAGCCCGCCGACTTCTTCTTCGTTGACGACCCGATCCGCAACGACGACGACGCGCAGAGCGATCTCTACCGAGAGCGCCTCTACAAGTGGTTCAACGGCGTCGTGTTCTCGCGCCTGCACGACAAGAGCGCCATCCTCATCGTTCACACCCGCTGGCACCAGGACGACCTCATCGGTCGGCTGTGCGACCCCGATCACCCCGAGCGCAACAAGCGCTACGCAGGCATTGCGGAGGACTGGACCTACATCAACCTGCCCGCCGTGATCGAAGACCCCGACCTTGCCAAGGCGCTGGACCTCACGCTCGAAGTGCCGGAAGACCCGAAGGTCGTCTCCGCGTTCGGAGCCAAGCCCATGTCCGCCCTGTGGCCTGGCCGAAAGTCCCTGCCCCTGCTGGCCGAAGCGAAGCGCGGAGACAACCGCATCTTCGGTGCGCTCTACATGGGCCAGCCGACCCCGGAGGACGGCGACTATTTCAAGCTCGACCAGATTGTCGAATATGGCGAAAACGATCTGCCGAAGGCGCTCCACAAGTACGGCGCGTCGGATCATGCCGTCGGCGTAAAGCAGGTTAACGACAATACTGTGATGGGGGTCGTCGGCGTCGACGACAACGATGACATCTGGATCCTGCCCGATCTCTTCATGGACCGCGTTCAGACCGATCGCACTGTCGAAGAGATGATCGCGCTCATGAAGCGGCACAAGCCGATGATGTGGTGGATGGAATCGGAACTGATCTCCAAGTCGTTCGGCCCGTTCTTGCGCAAGCGCATGCAGGAAGAGCGCTGCTACACCTACATCGACCCGGTGACGGTCTCCGCGGACAAGATGAAGCGCGCCCGCGCCATTCAGGGCCGCATGTCCATGCGCAAGGTCCACTTCCCGCGCTTTGCGCCGTGGTGGGCGGAGGCCAAGGGGCAGTTGCTCAAATTCCCGAACGGCACACATGACGACTTCGTCGACTTCATCGCGCACATCGGCCAGGGGCTCACGAAAGAGATTCCGGCTGATGCAGGCGAGAAGATCGGCGGCGAGATCATGCGGCCGCACTCACCCAAATGGATCATGGCCAAGGCGAAGGAACGCTTCGCGAACGAAGGCCGCTCAATGAAAGGCTGGTAGACATGGAACCGGATATGACCGTGCCCGTTGACGAGGCGCCCGCGAAGATCGTCGGCGGCGAAAAGGCCGAGGTGTCGCCCGCTCGCGCCGCCCTCGTGCAGAGTTGGCTGGAGAAGATCAAGGAGGCGCGAGCCCACCTGAAGATCAAGAAGGCGTTCGAGCGCATGAAAATGTGCCAGCGCATCGCCGCGACCGGGTCGCAGGAGGTCGCGTGGGTCGAAGGCGGGTCGTATGTGTTGCCGGTCATCAACCGCCACATCAACCTGGCCACGTCGCAGCTTTACGCCAAGCACCCGACGATCGTGACCAAGCGCAAGCCGCGCATGCTATACAAGGTGTGGGACGAGAAGACCGAGACGGCGCAGTCCGCCATGGCGGCGGTGCAGGCAGGCGACATGAGCCAGCTGCCGTTGCTGCAGGACATCATCGCCGGGCAGCAATACATGATGCTGCTCGACCGCATGGCCAAGACCGTGGAGATCGCGTGGACGTACTTCATGTCCGAGCAGAAGCACAGCTACAAGGCGCAGCTGAAGCTCGCAGTACGCCGCACGAAGGTCAACGGTGTGGCCTACGCCAAGCTCGGCTTCCAGCGCATTCTCGAACCGAACCCAGAGGTGACGGCGGGCATCGCCGACGTGACCAGCAAGATCAAGAACCTAGAAAGCCTGATCGCTGCGAGCGAGGGAGCCGACGCCGACGAGAGCAAGAAGGAGGCGGAAGAACTGCGCCTCAACCTGGCCGATCTGCAGGCGCAGGAAACCCTGCTCGTGCGCGAAGGCCCTGTGATCAGCTTCCCGAAGTCCGACGCGATCATCTTCGACCCTGACACAGTCCACCTGAAGACGTGGGCGGGCTGCGGATGGGTCGCCGAGATGATGGACATGACGCCCGCCAAGGTCCGCGAGACCTGGGGCGCCGACATCGGCAAGGAGTTCAAGACCTACAAGGAGAACGGCGAAAAGAAGGGCCGCACGATGGCCCGCGTCTACGAGGTGTGGGACATCGTCGCGCAGCAGTCGTTGGTGGTCTGCGACGGCTACGGCGACTTCATCAAGGAGCCGTCGACGCCGAGTGTCATGCTGGAACGGTTCAACCCGTACTTCCCGCTCGTCTTCAACGAGGTCGAGTGCGACGACGAGGTCATCCCGCCGAGCGACGTCTGGCTGACCCGTCACCCGCAGGACGAACTCAACCGGTCGCGCGAAGGCATCCGCCAGCACCGTCGCGCCAACGTGCCGTTCTACGGCATGCCGGCGGGATCGCTGCCGGAGAAGGACCGCGAAAAGCTCGGCAGCCACGCCGCGCACGAGGTCATCCAGTTCAACGTGCCGCCCGAGGGCGACATCAACAAGCTGGTGAAGAAGTTCGAGCACGCCGCGATCGACCCGGCGCAGTACGACGTCGAAGGCCACATGTCCGACATCATGCGGGCCGTCGGCACACAGGAGGCCAACCTTGGCCCGACGTCCGGCGCGACCGCGACCGAGACCTCGATCGCCGAGAACAGCCGCCAGAGCAGCACCGCCGACAACGTCGACGATTTGGATGACTGGTTGACCGAGATCACGAAGTCGGGCGGCCACCTCATGCTCATGAACCTCCAGAAGGCGACGATCGAAGAGATCGTCGGCCCCGGCGCCGCATGGCCGGACGCTCCGCAGACCCGCGAAGAGGTCGCCAAAGACCTCTCGCTGGAGATCGAGGCGGGCTCATCTGGCCGACCGAACAACGCTGCCGAGCTGGCCAACATGGAGCGCGCTGCGCCGACGGTGCTGCAGCTCCCAGGGCTCAACCCGGCGCCGTTCGCCAAGAAGTACCTCAAACTGCTGAACATCGACCCGGTCGAAGGCTTCGTCGAGGGGCTGCCGAGCATCACGGCGCTGAACGCCATGATCACGAAGGCGGCAAGCACGACGCAGCCGGGCACCGGCGACCCGGCCACGGATCCTGCGATGCAGGGCGGCGAAGGCGAAGACAACGCCCCGCAGCCCGGCGCAAACGAGCAGCAGTCGCAGGCCGCGTTCCCGGCTCCGGGGGCGGGCAACGCCCCGATGGCCAACCAGATTTGATTTTTTGTCTAAAATCGCTTATGCTGTCGCGCAACAAGGAGCGTTAATGTCGGACTCGCAAACGACCGTCACCGAGGAACTCCCCGCCTCTGGTGCCGAGGATGTAAAATCACCCGCTGAGACATCGGCTGCGGAACCTTCCGGGAAGGGCGTCGAAAACAAGACCATGCTGGACGCCGTGAAAACGGCGCTTGCTGGTCCAGACAAATCGCCCGCGTCTGAAAACGGTCAGGAAACGAAGTCTGCGCCGCCGGAAGACCTGGACACCCCCGAAGCCAAGGCGAAAGCCGAGGAAGAGTGGGCCAAGTCCCTGTCGAGGGACGGGCAGAAAAGATTCCGCGAGTTGGCCCACGCCAAGCGCGATCTCACCTCTCAGGTGGAATCGTTCAAAGCCAAGGCCGAGGAGTTCGATCGTCTCGATGGATTGATTCGTGAGAACCAGGCGTCTCCCGAAGACCTGAAAGGGGCTTTGGAAATCACCCGCCTGATCAACACGGGCGATGCACGAGGGGCGCTCGCGAAACTCCAACCGATCGTCAAGGCTCTGCTGAAGGCTGAAGGCTACGAATTGCCGGATGACCTGAAGGCGGACGTTGACTCGGGCGCCATGACGCAGGCGCGTGCGCAAGAACTGGCACGAGAACGCAACCGGCTCGCCCGGATGGAACGTGACCAGGAGACGCAGGCGAAAGACGCGGAACAGCGCAAATTCCAGGAGTCAGTGACCCGCGGAGCGCAGGTCGCCGACGAATGGGCCGCGGAACAGAAGACTTCGGACCCCGACTGGCACCTGAAACTCGGTCGCGTGACCGAGAAGTTCGAGCTGCGGCTTGGCCAGCTTGCGAGGGAAAACAAGTTCCCGTCTTCCGACAAGGAAGTCAGGACGATCCTCGAAGACGCCAAGAAGCAGGTTGACGCTGAACTCAAGCAGTTCATGCCGAAGCCCAAGGCGAGCACTTCTCACACAGGCCATGTTTCTTCCGCCGCGAAGCCCGCCCCAACGTCGGTTCTCGACGTTGTCAGGCAGCATAGCGGTAACGCCTAGTATGTGAGGGCAAAGAGATGCCTTTTACCGCAGCCGAACTCGACAACATCATCAATGCGTCGATCGACTTCCACTCCGACAAGCGCAAGGTTCACGCGCAGTCGCTTCAGGACAAGCCCCTGCTTGCCCTGATCAACGAAAACAAGCGCGCGTTCCCCGGCGGCAAGGACTACATCACGCTCCGCGCCAAGGGCACCTACACGACCTCTCTGCAGGGTCTCTCTGGTGACGACTCCGCTTCTTACGCCAACCCGACGAACCTGAAGACGGCGTCCTACCCGTGGATGTTCCTCCACTCGGGCATCAGCTTCACGAAGCACGAGCTGGCCAAGAACGGCATCACCATGACCGACGACTCCGCCTTCGCCGGCGGCTCGAACAAGTCGGACGCCGAGCAGGTCCAGCTGGCCAACCTCATCCAGGACAAGCTGGATGACATGGAGGAAGGCACCGAGCGCTCCGAAAACGTCATGTACTGGCGCGACGGCACGCAGGATGCCCTCGAAGTGCCCGGCATCACGTCGTTCATTCTGGACAACCCGACCTCGGCGACCGTCGTGGCCGGCATCGACCAGAGCGCGAACTCGTGGTGGCGCAACCGCGCCAACGTCGGCTTCAACCAGGGCTCCACCCCGTCCGATCTGCTGGTGACGAACCTTCTCCAGAAGGAAATCCGTCAGCTGCGCCGGTACGGCGGCCGCCCGACGAAGGGCCTGGCAGGCTCCGACTTCCTCGAATGGATGGAGAAGGAACTGCGCTCGAAGGGCACCTTCACGCAGGACGGTTGGGCCAAGACCGGCAAGATCGACATGGGCACCGCGGACATCGCCTTCAAAGGCATCATGTTCGAGTACGACCCGACGCTCGATGACCTGTCGAAGAGCAAGTACCTGTACCTGCTCGACCCGAAGACCATCTACAAGGCCCCCCTGTCTGGCGAGGAGTGGCAGAAGCACTCGCCGGCGCGTCCTGAGGACAAGTACGTCTTCTACCGCGCCAAGACCTACATGGGCGGCCTGGTCTGCACGCAGCGAAACGCCAATGGCGTTTACTCGATCACGTAACCGGTAGCGAAAGGAGACCCCTACCATGTCTTTTGATGTCGTTCGTGTAATGACGTCTGCTGCCGTTGCGACCAGCGGCACAGTGTCAATCCCGTATCCTTCCGGCAAGGATTCGGGCGCTTACGCAGCCGAAGGCCACAAGGCGATTGCCCGCGGTCTGATGGCAACCCTCGCCCTGAACTCGACGTTCTCGCTGACGTTCGGCACCTCGGCGATCACCTTCACCTACCTCGGCTCGACGTCCATCCCGGCGCAGACCGAAATCGTGGTGGAGCTGAACCGCAAGGGCGCCAACGGCGACCTGTCCAAGCGCGTCATCCCGAGCATCAAGCGCTCGGCGCTGACGAACCTGGTCACGGTGAGCCTCGGCGCTCCTGACGTCGCTGACGCCGATGGCGTCTGCGCGTCGCAGTCGCTCAACACCGGAACCAACGGCACCATCGCTGGCGCCCTGGCCTCCGGCGGCGTGGCCACCTTCGACGTTCCGCGCAACGTCGTGGCTGGCTGGACCAACGCCGCAGTGATCACGGTCAAGGGCACCGACGAGTACGGCAACTCCGTTGTCGAATCGTCCGGCTCCGGCACCTCGTTCGCTGGCAAGAAGGCGTTCAAGACCATCACTCAGGTGACGGTCTCCGCCAACGTGACCGGTCTTACGGTCGGCACCGGCGACGTGCTTGGTCTGCCGATCTTCCTCGCAGGCACGGGCCATGTGCTCCGTGAACTGCAGGATGGCGCGGCTCCGACCGCCGGCACAGTTGTCGCCGGCGTTCTGACCGCAGCCTCGGCGACGACCGGTGACGTCCGCGGCACCTACGACCCGAACGCTGCGGCCGATGGCGCCAAGGCGTTCGACCTCGTGATCATCGCCGATGATCCGACCTTCAAGGGCGTGTCGCAGTACACGGCCTGATAGCAACCCGCGGGAGGGCTCCGGCCCTCTCGCTTTCATGAGAGGGCTCATATGAGCGAAACTTTCGGCCTCTACGAGGCCACGATCAACCTCAACTCCCGTGGTCTGAACCAGGTGCGCCGCACCGATCTGACCGCGCCGGAAATTGCCATTCTGCGCAAGGTGCATGCGCTCCCGAACGAGTTTCTCGGCGGTCTTGAGCCTGTCCTCGACATCAAGCGCGTCGGCGAAGCGAAGCGCTCCGAAGCTGAAGAGCGCGCCCGCCTCGGCGGCGTCATGATCGACGGCGTCATTCCTGTGTTCGCCAAGAAGATGTTCGACCTCGCCTTCCCGAACGAGCATATCCCCCTGCCCCGCGAAATTCCCGGCTTTGAGGAGCACGCGATCAACCCTGCATCCGCCGCCAATCTCTTGCCCAAGCGCAAGCAGCAGTCAGCGGCCAGCATCATGGAAGACTAGGCCATGGCCGTCGGCTCTCAATTCCTGACACTCATCGACATGCTCAAGAACGAACTGGGCGTGTCGACGAATGTCGGCGTGGGCGTCGACAACCTTCCGTCGCTCCAGAACGACATCAACCGATCCTATGAGATCCTGCTCGAAACCTACGAGTGGGACCATCTCAAGTACATTCCGACGCGCATCTCGCTCAGTGCGGGCCAGCGTCTCTATGACTTCCCGGCCAACCTGAAGCTCAATGGGCTGACGCACGTCACCTGCTGGCAGGGCAACGTGCCGATCGAACTGGAGCGCGGCATCGGCGAACGCGAATACGCGATCTTTGACAGCCTTTCTGACGTGCGCTCCGACCCGACCCTGCGATGGGACACGCGCTTCAATGGCGTGGCCACGCAGATGGAGGTCTGGCCGATTCCGGCTTCCAACGAACTCACACTCGAACTCACCGGCCAGTACAAGATGGCCCGCCTCATCGACGACGCTGACAAATGCTGGCTCGACGACAGGATCGTTGTGCTTGGCGCGGCGGCGCGCAGGCTCGCGCGCCAGAAGAGCGACGACGCGGCCGTCGCCAGGGAAGAGTTCACGACCCTGCTTACGCGGCTGCGCGCCAACGGCGGCCCCGGCCAGACGGTTGTCATGGGCGACGCGGGCGAGCCGCGCCGCAAGCGCCCGACTGTCAGCATCGCGGGGCGCTGATGCCCTACCTCCACATCAAGGACTTCAAACAAGGCATCGACCGCCGCCGCGACAAGGCGATCGGCGTGCCCGGCGCGTTGTGGGGCGGCAAGAACGTCCACTTGACCCGTGGCGGCGACGTCGAAGGGGCCAAGAAGTTCGTTTCTCGCTACTCCGTGCCCGGCACCTTTGGCCTCGCTGTCGTGCAGGGCCAGCTGTTCGTGTTTGGCTCCGCCGCGTCTCCGACCATTCCGGCAGGCGTGCAGTACCAACGCCTGCAGGCAGGCAGCGCCAACATGGTGCGTGTGCTCGACGCCAAGCCGTTCAGCGGCAAGCTCTACGTCATCGCGCAGTTCGACGACGGAACGATCTATCATTTCTACGACGGCGCTCGCGTGACCGATTGGGATACGGTCTCAGACGCCAACGCGACGCACGCCGTCTTGGCCGACTACCTGGCCGACCTGATCAACAACGAAGAGGCTGTCGAGGCCAACGCCAACGGCAACACAATCGTGCTGACCTCGCGTGTGCCCGGAACGGCGTTCACGATCTCCGCCTCGACGGTCAACGGCTCCGGCGCCAACGATCAGGCCATCACGTTGACTGAGGTGCAGGCCAACGTCGCAGGCGCCGAAGAGGCCCGCGCGACGACGACGATCACGATCACCGGCGGAACCGCGGGCACCTACAACAAGATAAACAGTGTCACAGTGGACTCCGTGGAACTGTTCAGCGCGTCAGTTCCGTGGGCCACATCTCACGCCGCCACGGCGACTGCTTTGGCGGGCGCGATCAACGTCGGCGAAGAGACGCACGGCTACTCGGCCGCAGCGGTCGGGGCTACAGTCACAGTGACCGCCAGCGCAGGCGTCTCCGAGAACGGCAACACGGTGCTGGTGTCGAACAGCGGAGATGTGACGGCGAGTTACGGCGTGACCATGTCCGGCGGCGCCGACGCCGTGGCCGCCGCGGCTCAGGTCTACACAGCCGCGATCTCGGGCGCGGAAGAGCCCGACGACAAGTTCACGATCACGGTCAACGGAACTGCCTATTACGCAACGCCCCGCGGCGCGGCGGCTGGCAGCTTCGCGCACATCCGCGACAAGCGCATATTCAGCCCGGCCGCAGCGTTGCTCCGCTTCTGCCAGATCAACGACCCGTCCGACTGGACGGACGCCAATGTCAATTCCGGCGCGGGCTTCATCGCCGTATCGACCGATTCCGAAGGCTATGAGCGCGTTGTCGGGGCGGCCAACTACAACACGCTCACCGCCGTGTTTAGCCGCCAAGCGATCAGCATCTATCAGCTCGGTGCCGACGCCGAACTGTTCGGCCTCGACCGGGTCATCGAGAACACTGGTACGCGCGCCGCGCGGTCGATCAAGTCCTATGGCAACAACGAGGTGTTCTACCTCGACGACAGCGGGATCCGCTCGCTGCGCGCCCGCTCCGGCACCGACACGCCCTATGCCGCCGACATCGGCTCCGCGATCGACACCTTCGTCCAGGAGCACATCGACACGCTGCCAGTGGATACTGTGGCCCGCGCGGTCTCCGTGATCGAGCCGAAGGATGGCCGCTTCTGGATGGCCATCGGCGAGCGCATCTATGTGCTCAGCTACTTCCCGTCGAACAAGATTCAGGCATGGACCTACTACGAGCCCGGTTTTGAGGTGACGGACTTCGCTCGCACCAAGGACCGCGTCTACGCGCGCTCTGCTGACACGATCTATATCTATGGGGGTGTGAGCGGCGAGGAGTATCCTGGCGAGGGCGAGATGGAAAGCGTCGCCGAGACGCCGTTTCTGTCGGGCGAGACGCCCGGCACGATCAAGGGCATGGCTGGCGCGGACTTCATCGTCACGAATACCTGGGACGCGACGATCTATTCCGACCCCAACCGCCCTGACCACTTCGACACGATTGGCGCGGTGTCCAAAGTCACCGGCGGTCAGCCTCATATCCCCATCCCTGGCCAGCAGCCGACGTGGGCGCTCAAGTTCTCGTGCGACCGCGCCGGGCGGCGCTCTCTCAGTTCCGTCATGATCCACTACAACGTCAACGAGGCGCGCTGATGTTCACGATGACCGAGGCCCGATACGATGACGTCGACAAGGTCGTCGACAAGATCAGCGGGATCAGCTTTCAGGAGCTTCTCGACTTCGGGGTCGTCCACAAGGTCACGGGCCAGCCGCACCGATTCCTGTGCATGAAGCGGGCGAAGCTGTGCAAGGAAAAAGGCTTCCTGAAGATCATGCGCAAGGGGGAAGACCCGCAGTTCGTGTTCGGCGCCGCCGAGCTTGAGCGCGGCGTCTACCGGACTTGGTTCGTGGGCACGGAGAGCTACTTTGACCCCGCCAACCGCGCCGGCGTCCGCGCCACAGCCAAGGCCATGGCCAGCATCGCCGAGCGCCACCCGCGCCACACCTTCGAGGCGCGGTCGGCGTCGAAGCACGAGGCTGCCCTCCGTTGGTTCGGCGCGATCGGCTTCAGTTTCGTCGAGCAGAAGGACGGCGCCATGACCTTCCGCTACGTGGGGCGAAATTCGACAAAAGCCGGAAAGTATGCTAACCTGACATCTTAGCGGGCGTAAAAGTCGCCGGGGTTCGCCGCACCGGAGTCAGAGCCGAGACTCCTCCAGTGTGTGATCTGTTCGGAACGAAAAAGGCGGCCAAGAAGCAAGCCGCCGAGGCCGCGAAGGCCGAAGCTGAGACCAAGGCGCGCGAAGACAAGCGCCAGGCCGACATCAAGGCGGGCAACGCCGCCGTCGACAGCGCCTTCTCTCAGTACGACAACAACTACTACGACAATTTCAAGTCGACCTACACCGGGAATTTCAACCCGGAGATCGACAAACAGTATAGCGACGCGACCGGCAAGATGACCGCTGCCCTTGCGGGGCGCGGCATGCTTGACAGCTCGCTCGGCGCCGCGAAGTTCGGCGAGGCGCTCACGACCAAGAACGCGGCCCGCGCCCGCGTGGCCAACGACGCCGAGGTCGCCGCAGGCGACATGAAGGGCAAGGTCGCCGCGCGCAAGACCGACCTCTACTCGCTCAATCAGGCTGCCGCCGACCCCGAGGGCATCGCTGCGCAGGCAACGGGCGCCGCGACCGCGCTCGCCGCCCCGCCGCAGTACAGCGAACTCGGCCAGGTCTTTGCGAATGTTCTGGCTCCGTTCTCAAACTATGTCAGCGCCCGCAACAACTCCGCCGGCACGCCGTTCAGCTACCGCATGTCGTCCTCTGGCAAGGTCATCAACTGATGTGTGATCCAATTACCCTTGGCCTCATGGCCGCTGGCACAGTCGCTTCCGTCGTAGGCGGGGGCATGCAGGCAAAAGAGGCCGTCAAGGCCAACGGCCGCGAAGTCGCTGCGCGTAATCGCGTGCTGCAGGAGACCCTGCGCCGCAACGATCAGCAGTCGCAGGCGTCGCGCGAAGCGTTCCAGCGGCGCGTCTCTGAATCCGAGGCGGCGCCCGCCCAACAGCAGCTCGCGCAGTCGCAAGGCCAGGCCGAGCAAACGATCGCGGGCAACCTCGCGACGACCGGAACGGAGGCTCCGCTTGCGGGCGACGCGCCGAAGGTCGTCCGGGATACGATGAAGTCGTCCCTCGGCGACTCGTTCCGCAAATCGCTCGAACAGGCCAAGCGCCAGGGCGCGCTGACCGGTTACGACATGGCCGGGCGCGACGCCGCGATCTCTGATGCGGGGCTTGGCCGCGAGATCAACACCAACAACAACTTCGTGCGCGGCAACATGTCGATCATGCCACATCTTCAGGACTTCGCCGCCTATCAGGCCTACAAGCCGTCGAGCGGTCTTGGTCAGATCATCGCTTCGTTCGGCGGGATGGCCACGCAGGCGGCGGGCGCCCGCGGCGGAGCGTCGAAGGCCGCCGCGCCTCGTCCGATGCACGGATAGCCCATGCCTCAGATCATCAACTCCTTCCGGCAGACCGAAAACCCCCTGGCCAAGGTTGTCTCGACCATCGGCAACACGATGTTCGGCGACACGCTGACGCCTGCCCTCAACCGCCAGAAGCTCCGCGCCGCAGAGCGCGAGAACATCGGCATCGAGGAGCTTGCGCGCACCTTTGGCGGGGCGGCTGATGGCACGGTCAGCCCGAACGCGGTGTCTGAACTCGCCATCCTCGCCGGCATGAAGCCCGAAGACTTGGCGGCGCACAACGTATTCCTGACCGGCAACAAGCTCGGGCCGCGCAACGCCGCGACGACCAACGCCATGGCTGGCGCGGGCAAGTACAAGGATTCCGCCGAGAACCTTGATCTTGATCGGGGCAACGCCTTCGCGATGAACGCTGCGGACAATGTTCAGTCGGGCGCCAATAACGCGGCCAACAACGCGCAGAAGTCTTGGGAGTTCCTCGTCAAGCCGATGGACGCCATGGTCAACGGGCAGCCCGGCTTTGTTCAACAGGGCGCAGCCGCAGGGCTCGGCAACACCGGCGGCTACGCCGACAAGGTGGTCGGCGCCGAGAGCGGCGGGGATCCTCTCGCCAAGAACCCGAACTCGACCGCGACCGGCGCGGGGCAATTCCTTGACAGCACTTGGCTCGACATGATGGCCCGCCACGCGCCGGAGTTCACGCAAGGCAAAACGCCCGAGCAGATTCTCGCGCTCCGCAACGACCCGACCCTGTCGCGCACGATGACTGAATATTTTGGCCAGGAGAACGCGCAAACGCTACAGAGCGCTGGCCTCCCTGTGACGGACGGCACAAAGTACCTTGCGCACTTCGCGGGCGCTGGCGGAGCGACCAAAGTGCTTCAGGCGCCGCCCGGCACGCCGGTCTCCGCTGTGCTGAGCCCCGAGGCCATGGCCGCCAATCCGTTCCTGCAGGGCATGACAACCGATCAGCTCGCGCAATGGGCAAACAGCAAGGTTGGCGGAGGCGCTGCGCCCTCCATCGCGCCGATCGTTCCGAACGCCAGCAAGCCGTTCGAGGCGCAGGTGCAGGAGGTGCTGACCGGCATCGACCTCCTGATGCCCGGCGCCACGCCGGAACAGAAGCGGCAAGCGGCCATCGGCAAGCTGCTCAAGAAGGGCGGCATGACCGTCTACGACCCGGCGACCGGCAACCCGATCATGTCGACTGGCGACGGGCCGATGGACCTGACAAACGCCAACAACACGAAGGTTCAGGGCGACGAGATCGCGTACCGCAAGTTTGGCGGCACGATGGCCATGGCCAAAGACCTGATCCAGAAGAACCCCAACTCCGTCGGTCTGATCGGCCAGGCGCGCGGCACGGCGCAGGATGTGGCGACCGCCGCACAGGGCCTCGCCCAGATGTTCGGCATCGCCGATATTAAGGGCGAACTGGCTCAGGCGCAAAAGGAGGCGATGGCGTTCGGCGTCAACCCGTCTGTTCTGAACTTCGAGTACGACCCGAGTGTGTCGCAGATCGAAAGCATCATGAACATCATGGCCTATCAAGGCGCCCGCGCCATTGGTGGCCAGAGCGGCAACGACCTTTCTGACAAGGACATCCGGCACATCAAGGACATGCTCGGCGATCCGACCAGCATGTTCATGAACCAGGAGAAGCTGCTCGGCAAACTTGACCTTGTCGAGCGCTACGTCGCGGGCCAGCGCGCCATCAATGACCAGATCCGTGGCGCGCAGCGCCCCGCTCAGGGCGGAGCGACGCCCCCGCCTGCCCCCGGCGCAGCCCCGAGCGGGACCACGTCGAAGGGCACGGGCTGGAAGGTGGTGCAGTAATGGCGCGGCTTCAGATCGGCAATCGCACCGTCGAGGTCGACGACTCATTCCTCTCGCTGAGCCCGCAAGATCAGCAGGCGACCGTTGACGAGATCGAGGCGTCTCTCGGCGCTCCTGCCCCGGCCACGCCGACTCCGGTCTCTCAGCCGACGCGCGAGCCCGCCCCCTACTCATCGCCCCCGGCGACCGGCTTCGCGCAAGGCGTGAAGGTCGGCGCGCAGGGCGTCGGCAAAGGCATGGCCGACATCATCGGCGCACCCGGCGACCTGCTCGATGGTGCGATCAACGCTGTGAGCGGCGGCTACAACGCTTTCGTTCGCCCGGCGGCGGGCATGGTCGGCGCCGACCTGCCGGAGGCTCCGCGCGCCGATCTGTTCGGCGGCAGCGACGAATGGTCCGGTCTTGCAAGCCAGATCGCCGAGATGGTCGGCTACGACACGCTCGATCCTGAGACTGAAATGACGCCGCAGCAGCGGCTTGGCTACAGCGTCAACCGCTACGGCGGCCAGGCGGCCATGGGCGCCGCCGGGCTGACCAAGGCCGCAGCGGGCAAGACCATGGCCGAAGCGCCTGCGATCATGCAGCCCTATTTGCAGAACGCTCCGCGCGCCTTCGCAGGCGACGTCGGGGGCGGCGTTGGCACGGGCGCGGCGATGCAGGCAACGGACGAATACGCGCCAGAGAGCGTGAGCCAAAACCCCCTGGCCCGTGCGCTCGTCGCCATTGCCGGGGGCGTTGCGGGTTCCAGCGTGCCGACTGCGATCGCCTCGCCCATGACCGCCGCAACGGCCGTAGCTGATCGCGTCCTGCCGTCAAGCTCTGCGCTCAAAGACCCCATTTCCGGCTCTACGCCGACTCGCAAGACGGCCAACGATGCAGCCGCCTTCATGCAGTCCAAAGTGACCGACCCCGGCATGGCCGAGGCGGAACTGGCCGATCTCATCCGCTTCAGCAAGGAGGCTGGCGGCCCGATGCCGACCGCTGGGATGAGCGGCGACGCGGGCCTGCGTCTGCTCGAAAAGAAAGCGGCTCTGACCGACCCGCAGCCGTTTGTCGAGCGCTACGAAGGCACGCGCCGCGCAGCGTTCAACGACGCATCGCGCCTGCAGAACGAGCAGGCCGACAAGATGCTGCCCAAGACCAAGGCCGTGGCCACGATCGACGAGAAGCTCGGCCAGGGGCGCTCCACCGTGACCGCCGCCGAGGGCGGAGCCGAGCAGGCTGCCGCCGCCGAGAAGGCGCTCGCCGACATCTATCGCGCCTACGCAGGCGGGGCGAGCGACGCCAGCATCGCGCTCGACAAGGCGATCGTCGACGAGACGATGCGCCCGATGCAGGGCTACAAGAACGAGCTTTTCGATCAGATCGACCCGAACGCCGAGACCTATGTTCCCGCGGAAGAACTCATGACTGCCATGCGGGCCATCGAGGAGCGCGCCAAGACGCTCCCCGAATCCATGAGGGGCGAGATCGTGCCGCAGGCGCTCATGGCTGACCTGAAGCGCATGACGAGCGCGCCCGAAGATTTGAATGTGCCGATGATGCCGTTCAAGACCATGACCGGCATGCGCCCGATCCTCTCCGCCAAGGAGCAGCAGGCGCGCATGGCGGGCCAGTTCCCCATGGCCGACAGCATCAAGTCGCTCAAAAAGGCGACCGGCAACGCCGCCGAGCAGCTGGCCGCCACAGGCGGCGAAGCCGGCACGCGAGCCAAAGACGCGGTCGACTTCTACAAGAACGAGTTCGCGCCTGTCTTCGGCCAGGGCGAGGGCAAGAAGCTCCGCGACGACGTCAACCGGGACGACTTGGCGCGCACGCGCACGCCGCCGTCGAAGACCGCTTCGCGCTTCCTGAACGGAGGCCCGGAGGCGGCCGCCGACCTGCAGCGCATCATCAAGGAAACACCGGACCCGAAGGCCGCGCAGCAATCCGCGCGCAGCTATGTGCTCGACAGCCTCTCGAAGTCCGTGATCGGTGCCGACGGCAAGATCAGCGAGACCGGCCTGCAGCGGTGGGTCAACCAGCGCAAGGGCATGCTCGACCAGATGCCGGAACTCTCCGCCGAGGTCGACGGCCTGCTCAAGGACGTCCGCTCTGGCAGCGCGAAGTCGTCGGCCATGAAGACGGAACTCGAAAAAGCTCGCGGCGCGCTGAAGCAGACGGAGGAGGAAGTCAATCGCTCCGCCCTGTCGCTCTACGTCGGCCGCGACCCCGACAAGGCGGCAGCGGCCATGCTGTCGAGCGGCGACCCTGTGGCCGCGATCAAGGAGGTCAAGGCCGCCATGCAGGGCGACAAGGCCGCCGAGGAAGGTCTGAAAGCCGCCTTCGCCGACAACCTGGTCGATTCCATCAGCACCGCCAAGGTCGAAGACCTCTCGTTCCCGGCGCTGGTCAAGGCCATGCGCAAGAACGAGGCCGCGCTCAAGGAGGTGTTCGGCGAAGACGTCACCTACCTGCAGCAAGCGCGCCGCAGGCTGGAAATGCTCAACAGCAAGGACATTCAGGCGGTCGCGGGCTCCGGCACGATTGAGAACAGGAACCTTCTGACGCCGTTCAAGAAGCCCTACGAGATCGTCTCCCGCATGCTGTACGGCGCTTTGACCGGCGGCAGCATGACCCGCAAGTTCAACCTCATGGCCGAGCAGCTGCCGGACTCAAGCGAGGCGGCCAACGAACTCGTCAAGCGCGCCCTGCTCGACCCCCGCGTGGCCAAGCACCTGCTTGGCATGCCGGTCAAGGAGGTCGGAACGCCTCGCTGGAACGCCAAACTGAACCGCCTCATGGGCTGGACGGCTGGCGCCAGGGTGTCCGACGACGAAGAGTAACGCGCCCATTGTCTAAAATGTCGGGCCATGCTAGACTGCAAAATCAACCGGAGAAGCCCGTCATGAAAACGCTGCTGAAGGCCGTTGTTCTCGCGTTCCTGTCAATGACCGCCGGCGTCGTGATGGCGCATATGGCTTTCGCTGAGGGTTGGGGCGGTTCGCCACAGCTCATCGCCGCCAAGGCCTGCCCCGGCGGCGCGCCGACGGCCGAACAATTCTTCGCTGACGTCAAATCGCGCAAACTGACGATCCGCACCCTTGCGGCTTCCGGGCAGGGCAAGGCCCGCGCCACCTATAACCTGGCGGCCGAAAAGAATCGTTCCGAAGCACTGCCGGAGGGCGCCGCATTCTTCTTTGCTGCGATCGACCCAATGAACACCGGAATCGTCATCATGGTCGACGGTTGCGTGTTTCCGGGCTCGGTCGTGACGATCGACAACGCCACCTTCGCCAATTTCCTCCACCGCGCCGGCGTCCTTGAGGACGAAATGATCCTGGCGCCCTTTGGGATTGAAACATGAAACACCCGTGGATCGCCATCGCCAAGGAAGAACTCGGCGTCAAGGAACTGCCCGGCAAGCCGGCCGCAAAGCGCGTCCTTGAGTATTTCAAAGCCGCAGGTCACGGCTACGTCGTCTCCGACGAGGTGGCGTGGTGCAGCGCCTTCGCAAACTTCTGCATGAGCGAGGCGGGCTATTCCGGCACCAAGTCGCTGGCCGCCCGCTCGTGGCTCAAGTGGGGCCACAAGGTCGACCCGCAGCCCGGCGCCATCCTGATCTTCAAGCGCGGCAACAGCTCGTGGCAGGGCCACGTCGCGTTCTGCCTTGAGGTCGAAAAGAACCATTTCGTTGTGGTCGGCGGCAACCAGTCCAATCAGGTTTCGATCGCCCGCTATCCGAAGGACCGGCTGCTCGGCGCGCGGATGCCCGCCGCCATGGCCACGTCCTACAAGGCCAAGGCGGGCATGGTCGGCTTCGCGGGCTTCGCCGCTTCGCAGGCCGAGGCCGCCCTGCCTTATGTCGAGCAGGCTGCGGACCTTCCGGGGCTGGCGCAGTACGCCCACATCTTCCAGGTCGTGATGGTCGCCCTTGGCCTCACCGCCTTCGCCTACATGCTCTACCGCGAATGGAAGGACGTGGCGCGCTCCAATGAGGATGACGAATGGTCTACCTGAGCCTCGTCTGGTCGTTCCTCGCCACGAAGCTCGGGCGCTACGCTGCCATCGGCGGCGTCTGCGCGCTGGCGCTCATCGTGGCCTATGTGAAGGGCCGGTCAGACTACAAGGAGGTCTGCGAGGCGCGAGCCGCCGCGGAGCTTCTGCGCCAGGCTGACATCAGCGCCCGCGCCATCGCGATCGCCAATTCCCGCATCGAGGCCCTTGAGGCCGAATCCGATGCTCTCGAAAAGAAGCTCCAAGAGGTTCAGGATGAAGCTGACAAGGATCCTGCTGCTGTCATCAATGGCATTGGCCCTGACAGCGTGCGCCGCATCGACCAAGTCCGGTAAGGTCTTCCTTTCCGACGCCCCGGCCACACTGCGCAAGCCCTGCGACAGCCCTACGGCCCTGCCGCCCGGCCGCATGACGCAGTCGGGCGTGGAGAAGAACTGGTCGAAGGACCGGGCCGCCCTGGCCAAGTGCAAGGGGCGCCACAAGGCCGTCGTTGACTTCTACGTCAACCGCGACAGGGAGCTCCGTTAACCACTACCTGTCGAATTTGTTGCTTGACCAAGGGCGCGCTACCATGTAGTTCTCAACAGGAGAGAGGACTATGTCACCCAAGCGACCATATTCGGACGCGCCCCGCGACGCGCTCAAAGTCGAGTTCGCCAGGCGCCTCCAAGCCAAGCTGATCGAAAAAGGGATCAAGCAGAGCGAACTTGTGCGCCTGGCCAACGTGCATCTCGACAAGGGATCGCAGATCGGGCGCGACAGCGTCTCGAAGTACATCTTGGGCATGAACTTGCCGAACCCCATCTATCTCACGGCCATCGCCAAGGCGCTCGGCTGCAAGCCCGAAGACCTCATGCCGACTGCGGGCCTGCCGTCGACCGGCGAATCGCTCGCCTTCGACATGCGCCAGACCAACGACGGCAACGTCTGGCTCCGCGTGAACCAGTCCGTGCCGCGGGATGACGCGCTGAAGATCGCCGCCATCCTGAAAGGCTCCAAATGAGGACCGGGGAACTCGCCAAACTGCTCGGGGTCTCGCCCCGCACGGTGCAGCGCATGGCCGCCAAGCTGCCCCATCGAAAAACAGCTGGCGGGCAATTGATTTTTGATGCAATGATTGTCGAAAATGGAGAGAGATGTTGGCCCGCAAGATTCGCGAAATTCCGTGGCTCGACGAGCGAGACGGAGTCTTCTACGTCAACTGGTATGACAAGGAGGCTCGCCGTACTCATCGCCATAGCCTCCGCACGAGCGACCCTGAAGAAGCGCAGATCGGGTTCGCCAAGTTCCTGAGCGAGGGGAAGGTCATCCTTGAGAAGGCCGGGAAGCACCTGCTCGTCAGGCACGCGCTCGACCAGTACCTCGCCGACCACGTCGAGCAGAACACCGTCGCCGTGGCCCGGAACCGGACCTGCGCGGCGGAGATCAGCAAGGTTCTCGGCGACTTCGAGCTTCGCGCCATCGACGCGAGGCGCTGCCGCGACTATGCGGCGAAGCGCCGGGGCACGATCAGCCGGCTCGGCCGGAAGATCGCCGATTCAACGATCGAGCGCGAGCTTGGCATCCTGCGTGCGGCTGCTGGCCATGCCCTGAAGGCGGGCCGCATCACCCTGGCCGAGATGCCTGTGATAGAGAAGCCGAAGCGCGTGGCGACGAAGGTGGGGTTCTACACGAAAGAAGAGCTTCGGTTCATCATCGGTACGGCGGAGGGCGACCTGCAGGACTTCCTGACCGTGCTCTACTACACAGGGGCTCGGCGGCGGGTCATTGAGAACCTCGAAGAGAAGCAGGTCGACTTCACGGCAGGCGTCATCCACCAGGCCAAGGATGGCGAGCGCCAGACGAAGAAGCGGAGGCCCCCTATCCCTCTGGACGCGCCCGTTCGCGAGATCCTGAAGCGCAGGGCTGGCCGGGGCGTGTTCTTCGGCAAAGACATGTACGACGCCTACCGGAGGCACCTGGAGGGCCAGGGCTTCGCCGACAGGGCCAACCCGCACGTCATGCGGCACACCAGGGCGACCTTGATGCTCATGGACGGGGTGCCGATCTATCAGGTGGCCAGGCGGCTCGGCGACACGGTGGCGACGATCGAAAAGACCTATGCCCATGCAATTGTGCAGGACATGGCCGACGTAGGCGGCGAGCTGTAAAGTGGCGCGTAACGCGCCAATGAGTGTAGAATTTGTCGCCCTTTTCTATAGTTCGCCACCCGCGAGCTACAGAAAAGGCCCCATTTCTTCAATTCTACATTCTCGACAGACAGCCTAAAGAAGGCTATCACTCCCCTACTGCATCGCCGCCGAAATCGCAACGATCATCGACACTTAGGCCCTGTTCGACATCTTCTACAGAGCTTAGTGGCGCGTTATTTGGCGCGTTTGTGGTCGATGCCTTGGCCTTCTGCCTGCGCTTCGGCAACCCCGCTTTTGCCTGCATATTGTCGGCCACGATGGCTAGGGTGACTTTCTGAAGAGGGTTCGTGTTCAGATCCTGCACATGGCGGATAAACGCTATGGCTTCCTGCCATCCCTTCTGGCGCTCGCTTAATTTCATGATCTAGCCCTTTTTGTAACGGGAGCCGGTCCATCCGCTCGCGCTGATCGGGCATCCCTTCGCCCACGCCGGAACTTCCGACATGAGCCTCTTGAACTCTTCCAAATCCCCGTGGCCAAGGCGCGGCTCGCTCACGATCTCGTCGTGGACCGTCAGCACGACCGGATAGCCCGCCGCCTCGACCCGGAACATCGCCTCGGCCATGATGTCGCGCGCCGCGCCCTGGACCACGTAGTCGAAAAGCTGGCCGCCATAGGCGAACTGCTCCGACCACTGGTTCGTGAAGCTGTCGACGCCCATGTAGCAAAGGGACAGTTTGTAGACGGGCTCCTCGGTCTCGCTGCCATCAGCGTGCTTGACCGTCTCGGTCCACGGCATCAGTTTTTCCTTCAGCTTCGGGTACGGGAACGTGATCGCCCGCCCGCTCGGCAGTCGTAGGAACAGGAAACTGCCCTTCTTCAGGAACTTGACCGGCCCGACCGAGAACACATCGCCCGGATTCTGAATTGCGTCCTTCGCCGCCTCCTCCAGATCGCGCCAGCTCTGCTTGATGTTCGGATGAGCCGCGCGCCAGCCGTCGATCAGCACACGCAACGCAGCCCATACCTCCGGGGCCATGCCAAAGCCGTTCTGCGGCCGGAACTTCTTCAACGCCCGCTCAAAGGTCTCCTCGTCCGTCGCCGCCTTGACGATCGGCATGACGTCCTCGGCCTTGACGCCGTAGTTGGCGCCCATGGCCACGAACGCGCCGTGCCCGCCCTGATACTGCAGCGAGAGTTCCATGACCTTGCCGATCTGGCGCTGCGCCTTGTCGACGGCGTCAACGCCCACGCCGAACGAGCGGCTGTAGGCCACCTTGTAGAGGTCTGGCCCATGACCTGCGTCGAACGCCTCGAAGGCGCTCACCTTCCAGTCCTCGCCCGCGTACCAGGCGGCTACACGGCCTTCGATGTTGGAAAAGTCGGCCGTGATCAGTTGCCGCCCCGGCGCGCAGTCGACCATGTTGCGGATGGCATCGCCGACGGCGCTGAGCGGATTGTCGTAAAGCGCCGAGAAATAGTCCTTGTCGCCGGTGCGCAGCGCAGCAATCAGTGGCTCGAAGTCTTCGTCGTCAGGGCGCTTGAGGTTTTGCGGCTGAAAGCGCCGCCCGCTCCACCGGCCCGTGGCGGTGCCGTGGAACTGCAGCAGCCCTTTGGCCCGGCCGTCCTTGTCCATCCCGTTCATCAGGGCGTCGATCTTCGAGGTGGCGGCCTTGGCGCCTTCGCGGCGGATTTCGATGGCCTCGCGCACGACAGGGCTGAGATCGTTGCGGGCGAGAAGCTCCGCGAGCTGGTCCTTCGCCACGGATTCGACGTTCAGGCCTTGGGCGCGGAGCCAGGCGGCGAACTGGTTGCGGTTCGTGCAGCCTGTGACGTCATGCTGCGTCACCTTGGCCATGCGGGCGTCGAGGTCGTCCTTGAGCCCGTCGACGATCGCCGTCGCCTTGCGGCAGAGGTCGGCGTCGACGTGGATGCCACGGTCATTGATCTTCTGGTCGAGGAACCAGAGCTTCTGCTCGGACGGCGAAAGGGCGAGAAGGCGCTTTTCAACGGCGCGCTCCGCCTCGACGTCCTGGCGGCAGTAGGCGTAGAGGCGTTCCAGTTTCTCGGGCGTGTCCCACCAGGTCAGCGCCACCTTGTCGCGCGGCTTCGCCATCTGAAGCATCAGGCGGGCGCCGGATTCGTCCTTCAAGGCGTCGACCTGCAGCGCCTTGGCGAGGTCTCCGAGATTGGCCGGCAGAGACATGGCCAACGCCATGGCCATGGTGCAGCGCCAACGCTCGATCGCGATGTCCGGCCAGCCGTAGCGCCTTTTCATGAGGTACTTGGAGATCACGCGCTCAAAGGCGGCGTTATGGGCTGTGATCGTCTCGGAGTGCCGGAGCGCGTGCTTCAGGTCGCGATCGTCGAGGTCGGGGTGCCAGAGCCGCACCGGCTCCTCGCCAACGGCGAAGGCGGCGCACCACACGTCGGTCGTGGCGTCTTGGGCGTAGGGATAGACGCCTGTTTTCTTGAGGTCGACGGCGGAGCGGGTTTCAAAGTCGAGATGGAGGTTCATTCCATCATATCCTCAATGGCAATGCGCTGGCCGACCCAGGACATGACATTCACCGCCATGCTGTTGCCGAGCATCTTGTATTTGGCGCCGTCGGCAAAGGGCTTGCCGGGCACGTCAAAGTAATCATCAGGGAAGCCCTGCAGGCGGGTGCATTCCAGCGGCGTGAGGCGGCGAACGGCCCACGCCGCCTGAATGTAGTCGCCGCCTTGGTTTCCCCCCCCACAGGCCCGCCCGCCATGATTGGTTGAGCAACATCAACCATGCGGGCTTTGTAGTCTTTGCCTGAGTTTTGAGGCATGATTGACCACGCCACCGGCACCAGCGGCGTTTCGCGCTCGGTTCCGTCCTCGCTGGCGTCAAAACCGCTTGACCGCAGGGAATGGGCAACGAACAACGGCATATCGGAGTTGATGTGCTGATCTCCCAGCCCCTGCTTTTCGCCAAATGCAGCATTCAAGGTGCTGGCAACATCGGCGCACATCACCGCACCCGCAAGCTGGTTGCGAATCGGGCCATCCTTGGCGCGGCAATCCGGCGTCGGATTCACGTCCGTGAAGCCACCGCCTGAAGGGCCGATCTCAATGCCGCGGGCAGTTCCTTTCCCCGTTTCGCGGCGCGGCGGAGGATGCCCTGACAGGCTTTCGCGCTCAAATAGTACCGCTGCGGCACGTCGCCAGTCTCCAAGATGTCCGACAACGAACACACGCCGCCGCCGTTGTGGAACGGCCCAAGGGTGTGATTCCACTCGGACGAACTGAGCGTCCATGACTCTGTAGGCCCACCCATACCCGAGCTTTGCCAGCGCCCCGAGGAAGGCACCAAAATCCCTTCCTCCGTTGCTGGACAGGACGCCGGGCACGTTCTCCCAAACCAGCCACTTGGGCTTGTACCGATCAGCGACGCCAAGGTAGGTAAGCATGAGGTTTCCGCGAGGGTCTTCGAGTCCTTTACGAAGGCCCGCCACCGAGAAGGACTGGCAGGGCGTCCCTCCCACGAGAAGATCGAGGTCATAGTCTGGCCACTCCTTGAATTTGGTCATGTCGCCGAGGTTGGGGATGTCAGGATATTTGGCCGCGAGGAACCGCGCCGCCGTGTTGTCGATTTCGGAGAAGAACTGCGGCTGCCATCCGTACGGATGCCAGGCAGCGGTCGCGGCTTCCATGCCGCTGCACACGGATCCGTACCTCACAGATTCACCTCCAGCACCCACCCGTTCCTGATGTTGAAGCCCCTGGCCGCGAGGATCGGGCGCATGAGGCAAATCTGCGTCTTGACGGCGCCTTCAGTCGTGCCGGCCACGCGGGCGAGGTCGGCGTTCGTGGCGCCGGGCAGCGCCGCGATCGCAGCCAGTATTCTCCGCTGCTGCGGGCTGAGCGGCTTCTTGGCTTCGCGCTTGACGGCGTCGCGCAGGGCGGTGCTGCTCCAGTTCACGAAAGCATCTCCGCCAGCGCAGCGGAGGCGGCCGCCTCAATCCGCGCCTTCGCGATCGCGGCGTAGTCCTCTTTCATCTCGCAGCCGATGAATCGGAAGCCTTCGAGCATGGCCGCTTTTCCTGTGCTGCCACTGCCCATGAACGGGTCTAGGATGACGCCGTTTGGCGGCGTCACCAGGCGGCACAGGTATCGCATCAGGTCGGTCGGCTTGACCGTAGGGTGATTGTTGTTGTTGTAGGTGATGCTGCCCATGCTGCCGTCGCTACGCCCCGACATGCCCCCGGCAACCTTCAGGGGAAGCGACTCGCACCCTTCATTTCGGTCGGATTTGCTGGCCTTGGCGCAGTAGAAGAAGCGGGCGGCGCTGCCCTCGTCGCCACGCGGCGCTGCCCCCTCTCCGGTCGCCGTCACCGCACCGTACACCGCCCCTTGCGACCGCCTGCCTGTTACGCCTTGCTGCCCTTTGGCGTCTGGAAAGCCCGCCAGCACTTCGTCGCTGCCGTCGTGGATGACGTTGGCTGGCCATCTGCCGGGCGGGGAGCTAGGCGTCGTCTCGCCCATTTGGTAGGCCCCCGGCCGGTAGCCCGCCTCGGCCAATGCAGCATTGCGACGATCAACTCCGCTCGGTGTTGTGTTCTGAAAATCTCCGACCCGGCACCCATCAATGTTCGGCGCCCCGACACCATGCGTCAACACGTTCTTCTCGACCGTGCCGATCAGTGGCTTACGCGCCACGACGATCGGCTCATAGGCGGGCTTCAGTGCGGTGCCCCACCCTTCCCATTCGCCATCGAGATTGTGCGACTTCGGGAAACCGGACCCGTAAAGCCACATGATTGTGTCGCGCACCTCGAAGCCCGCGTCCTCGATCGCGCAGGTCAATCGGTGCGCGTTCTTCGAGGCCGCAAAGGCGAGCAAGTGCGCGCCCGGCTTCAGCACGCGCAGCACCTTGGCCCACGTCTCGGGCTGGAAGGCGATGTCGCCACCATCCCAGGTCTGGCCCATGAAGCCTCGGCTGCTGCGTTCGTACACGCCGCTCTGCTTTGACTTGGCAGGCGCGGCGCCTTCCGCGCCAAACCGCTTGACGATCGAGGCCAAGTGGTACGGCGGGTCGGTCACGCAGCTGTCAATGCTGTTGGCGGCCATGGCGTCGAGGGAGACGCGCATGTCTCCGATGCGAATGTCGATCATACTTGTTCCCTCAATTCAACACTTCGGACGTGAAAAGGCCCGTCTCCGGGTCGAAGTAACGGATCGGCTTGCCCGCCTTGCGGAACGCCTCGATCTCCATCGTGACCCCCTTCGAGCGCGTCCAGCCCATCATCATAACAACGATCAGGCCAGTGCAGCGCTCCATGAACGCCTTGTCGATCTCCATCCACATGTCATGATCGAGAGGGTCAAAGCCGTTCATGTGGGCGATGACGTGACTGTGGACGATAGGCGAGAACACGTTCTCGCCCTGCTTGATCAGCACGCCGGCGATTCGCGCCGCCTGCTGAGCCGCCGCCTCCAAGCCAAAGAAGAACTTGGAGTACGGCGTGGCCATGTACCAAAGGTCAGTCAAAGTCTTCCTCCGACGCCGTGAAGAGGACGCCGCCGAGGATGAACCCGACCGCAACGCCGCTTCCGAAAATGATGAGCGTGCCGATGGTCATGATCAGCCCTCCAGCACGTTGTCGAGCGCGGCCTGCGCGGAGAAGGCGCACACCGCTTTCTGCACGCACACAACCTGGTGCCTGGCGTCGTCGAGGGCGTTGTGGTAGGTGCCCTCTCGGGCCACGCTCTTCTCGTTGAACTTGGCCAGATGGTAGGCGGTGCGTGTGTCGCGGACGTTCCAGAACTTCCACGGCATGAACTTGACGCCCGTCGCCTTGGCCGCAGCCTCCCACAGCACGCTGTCGAAGTTGGCGCCCTGGCACCAGACGTACTCGGCGCCCGACGCGCGGAAGAAGTCATGAAACGACTTCACGACGTCCGTCAGCGCGACCGGATTGGCGAGAAGCTGATTCTCCGCTTCGCGCGACTGGCCAGCCCACCACTTTTCCGTGGCCGGGTCGACCTTGAGGCCGAGCGCTTCGCAGGAGGCCCGGTCGATGTTGGCGTAGAACTCCTTGCCGTGGCCTTCGCCCCAAGGGTCGAAAGCTACAGCCCCGATCGACCGCAGAACGCTGCCGGGCGCGGTGCCGAAGGTTTCAAGGTCAAACATGATGTGTCTCATGATCAGCCCTCCAGCGCGTGCATGTAGAGTTCGAGCACGGCGTCCTGCTCTTCTCGCTGCGCCTTATCCATCTTGCGCAGAGCCACGGCCTTGCGCAGGATCTTCGTGTCGAAGCCGTTGGACTTGGCCTCGGCGTAGACCTCCTTGATGTCTTGGCCGATGGTCTTTTTCTCTTCTTCCAGGCGCTCGATGCGCTGGACGATGGCGGTCAACTGGCCTGCCGCGAAGCCCTTGCTGCTGTTGTGGCCGATGTTGCTCATATCTTCTGCTCCATTGAATTTGACGTCGGAGACCGCGGGATTCGGCCTGTTATGACCTCTTCGTTAGCGCGAAGAGGCGGCGGGCAGCCTCTTCATCCCGCGTTCTTGACCTAGAAGGACGCTCCGACGCGCCCCGAGGAATTGCCCGCCGCAAGTATTCAGTCGAAGAGTTCGGAGGCGTTGCCCCCTTCGCCGCCGGTGTCGACGGCCTCGAACTCGTCGCCGCCCATGCCGCCACCGCCACGAGGCAGCGGATCGTCATTGTCGAGCAGCTGGACGTTGCCGAGGCCAAGGCTCACGCCGTTACCGCCGGTGGCGTGCGTGTAGGCAAACGCGCGGATCGAAGCGCGAGCCCACCGGCCCTCGTAGACCTGATCCTCGTCCTCGACCTTCTGGCCGTTCGGCGCGCGGACACTCGGAGCGAGCTTGCTGGCCAGGCGGATCATCACGGGGAAGTCGTTCGGGTCGATGCCAGCGGAGACGAGGCGACGCCAGATTTTCGGCTGGTCATCCTCCGTCACCTTGATGAACGGCTTCTTCCACTTGGTCTCCTTGAGCTTGGCCCCGAACTTGTCGGTCGCTGCGGCCAGCACGGCGTCCTGGATGGCCTTGAGGTCGGCGCTCTTATGGAACAGGAGCGTCGTGCCATAGCGAGCGCGCTCAGGATCCTTCTCGCCCTTCATCAGCGTGGCCTCAAAGAGGTTCGGGTAGAGCAGTTTCGCCTTCGGGGTCATGACGTCGGCGGTCTCTTCGCCCGCCTTGTCCTTGATGCGATATGCAGAATTGAGATTCATGAATTTACGTCTCCATTGCTTTCTTCATTTTCGACACTTGAGGCAGTCGAAAGCTCCTATACGGTCGCGTCTCCGAACTCTGACCCGTCGCTCTTGATCGCGGGCCGCTTGTCAGTCGCGGGAACGAGGACCGCCCCGCTCGACTGTTTCGTGGTCATGGGCGCGAGAACTGCCGCCCGCTTCTCCTTGTTCGACCCCGGCATCAGCTTCTCGATCTCGGTCGGGGAGCGCATCTTCTTCTCGAAGATGTCTTCGTCGCCAAGGTCGTGCTGCGTGGCCAGCCATGCCGAGGCTTCCGCCTCGTCACGCCATTTGCGGATCGCCCGCTTCTCCACGAGCTTCCAGCCCGGAATCGAAATCCCTGACATGGCCTGGTCGTGGGCGTAGCCGCGCATGCGGTTGGCCCAGGTCTCGACGATGCCGACCTTGTCGAGCGCAGCGCTCAGCGCCTCGGGCGTCATCGTCGCCGGATCGCTGCCGGAGCCTGAGAATTGCAGTTCCGCGATCTCGTCCACCTTGGCCGAATAGGCCGGGCAGATCGCAGCCGCAGGGCAGAAGCGGCACCAGTCGCCAGCGTTGAGCGGGGCGTGTGGCTCCGCTGTGGCCAGCGCTGCAGCGCGCAGCTTCTCCTCGAACTCGAACAGCCCGAAGACGTCCGTTCCCCACTCCCGCACCGGGCCTGCCGGGTGACGGCAGCGCGGCTGCACCACGACCAGCGACACCGTGGCCAAGGGGCGGTTGCCGTGGCGCTTGATGGCGCCGAGCCCGTAGGAAAGCAGCTGCGGATTGTCGTCCGGGTCGACGGCTACGCCGCGCCCGTACTTGAAGTCCGCCACGATCAGGTGGCGCTTCTCGGGCTGATAGATCACGCAGTCACCAGTGCCGAACATGCCATCGGCCACATGGGTGAGGTCGAAGCGGAACTCGACGTCGACCTCGTCGTCGGGCTTGATGTGGGAGCGCAGATAGTCGAGGTAGACCTGCACGGATTCGACCATCTCGTCGTCGACCTCAAAAACACGGGCTTTGACGGCTGTCGCCTCTTCGTCTGTCTCAAGGAACTTCTGCGACGTCTTCTTGCCGTCAATGTTGACCCACCAGCCCGCAAAGCGCTCGGCGTTGTAGCCGTTCTCCATGCAGTAGGCGGCCAGCTCGTGCGCCGCCGTTCCCTCGTCAGCAAACGCCGACGACGTGCTCGGGATGCCTTCGGACATCCTGATCGAGCCGGGGCACTCCATCCACCTGTGAGAGGCGGATGGAGAGAGCTTGGCGTGAGCGCGCTGGCTGTGAGCGGTCACTTGTTGGCCGCCTTGACTGCGGCGTTGCACTCGGCAACGACCTTGCCATAGTCGGCTTCAGCGATGCCGGAGAGCTTGCCGGTCGTGGAATACTTCTTGACGATCTCGATCTGCTTGTTCGGCGAGAGCGGGCATTTCAGGAAGAAGTCCTTCAGCGCGCCGAGGTCGGCGGGGATGGCCGCGGGGGCGTCCTGGCTCTCGTCTTCGGCCGCAGGAGTTTCGTCGAACACGTCTTCCGGCTCGTTGGCGACATTTTCGACAACCGGGGCAGCCGTTTTCGGCGGGCGGCCAGCCTTCTTGGGCGCGGGCTTCGGGTCTTCGGCCTTGGGCGGCTCAATGATCTCGCCATCCTTCGGCTGCTCGGCCTGGCGGGCGGCCTGCTCGCGGGCGAGGTTGAGCATCTTGGCTCCGACCCCGATCTGCGCCGCGAAGGCCTGAATCTCGGCGAGCGCGGTATCGCCCTTGAAAGTGATCTCAATCATGTGTGGTCTCCGTTGCTGTCAGCGTTGGTCCTTTGTGAGACGGGCCTGGCGGCCCGTCTCTTGTTTGTCAGGTCACTTGGACTCTTCTTCGTCTTCGCGCAGCTTCGACTGGACCTCGGCGCCCTTGTGGGCGCTGTCATCGGACTTCGCGACGCCGCAGGCGCCGTTCAGCCAGTTGACCTTGCACGTCGGCGTGTCGGCCATGGCGGCGGGAGAAAGGGCGAGAGCGACAAGCGCCGCGGCGGTATAGATCGTCTTCATTTGGATGTTCTCCGGTTGCAGGGGGATTGGGGTCAGTTCTTTTCGGTGTCGGGAACCTCCTTTGCGTTTGGCGCCAAAGCCGCGTCGGCCACGAGCGTCAATCCAACATCTCGCCGAGCACCTTCGCGGTGTAACGCGCGTTGGCGGCCGCCCGGAGCTCTTCGACCCGGCCCCTGCTCATGTTGCCGCGCCGCCGGCGCGTCTTGTCGCTCAAGTGATAGTTGACCAGCTGGCGCGATATTCCGAGCGCCTTGGCGATCTCCGAGCCCTTCATCGTCTTGGCCATCTCGATGACCCGCGGGCCGACAGTGTCTCTCATCCTGCTCATCTCATAATTCCCGAATCTGTCGAATATTCTCAATCTCGTTTTTCGACACTAACCAAAAATTTCGAGGCTGTCACGAACTTTCCGCAGGCACGCCCGCTGCACCTGCTCGTCCACCGACCCCGGCAACGTGGCCATGAACACCTGGTTCATCTCCGCCTTGCCGACCTTCTGGATCCGCATGGCCGCCTGCTCGTTGTTGCCCGGCACCCAATCGCTCTCCACGAAGATCAAACAGTTCGAGCTGCTCAGGTCGATCCCCGTCCCGGCTGCCTGTATCTGGCCTACGAACACCTTGCATGTTTCTCTCTCCCTGAAATGCTTCACCGCCAACGCGCGCTCGTGCTGCGGCATTGACCCGTCGATCCGCGCCACCTCGCCAACGATCCCGGCCGCGCCATCGACGAGTCCCTGGATGACGTCCTTGTGATGGGCGAAAAGCACGATCTTGCCGCCGTCTCCGTCGAACCAGTCGCGCAGCCAGTCGACGACGCCCTTGACCTTGGCCAGGCCGGTCAGCCGCCGCAGCGATGCGACGTGGCTGCCCTTGGCCTTCAGCCGCGACAGGATTTCCTCGTCACTCGTGCAGTCCTTGAGCAGCTTGGCCAGCTCCCCTTCGTCGGGGGCCATGCCGTTGACGGGCAGCGTGTCGTACTGCATCGCGGGCATGTCACCGGCGACATCCTCGTACCTGCGCCGCAGCACAAAGGGCTCGATCGCAGTCCGCAGCCGGTCGAGATTCTTGCCGCCGGTGATCTGTTGGCCGAAGCCGTTGTCCTTGGTCTTGCAATAGGTCGAAACGAACGACCAGTAGTTCATGGGCGCGCCGCCCTTCTGGATGGTCTCAGGGGCAAGCGCGTGCAGGATTGGCCAAAGTTCTGCAGGGTGATTTGGCGTTGGCGTGCCTGTCAGGCACCACACCCGGCCAGCCCGCCAGACCAGGCCCCCGACCCGGTCGCAACGCTCTCCAAGGATCTTCTTTGTGCGCTGCGCGTCCTTGTTCTTGAGGTAGTGGGCCTCGTCAAGGATGAGCACGTCGAAAGCGAAAGCATCGAACGCGCCCCGCGCCACTTTGTCGTACGAGGCGACGTGGAGATTGGGCTGTTGCCCCGGCCACCAGGACTTGAACTGTTCGTGCCAGACCGGAACGACCGACGCAGGGCAAACCACGCCGATAAAGAGGCCGTGCTGATTGGCTGGCCAGAGGCGGTGTGCGGCGGTGATGGCCTGCGCCGATTTTCCGAGACGCATCTGGTCTGCGAGAAGCGCGGTTGTTTTTCCCGCCAACCAATCTGCGCCTGCGGTTTGATACGGCCTTAGACGTGCAGCCATGACCAGTTCTTCCCGATAGATATGCTGGATACGGTTGTCCTCGCCACGCCAAACTTTTTCGCGATCTGCGGCTGCGAAACCCCGCTCAATAGCAGGTGCTTGATCTCCTTGACTTGGCCTTCGTTCAGCACAGACGCCCCCGCGCGCGACCCGCGAGGGTTTCTCTGGTGGCGAATCTTGTCCTGTTCGTTTTCTTTGTGAGTCGACCAGCGGAGATTCGAGAAGTGATTATTCTTTCCGTTTCCGTCAATGTGAGCGACAAGTCTTTTTCCTTCTGGGCAACGCCCTAGGAAGGTTTCAGCAACCAGTCGATGTACGTTCGCGTGACGCCACCCCGTTTCGTTCTGAATGCGCACGCTGAAGTACCCGACCGGCCTCTCCTCTTGGCATATCACCTTCGGCCCGTATCCTCCTCGGACGCGGCGAACATCTCCGTCCTCCGAAACTTCATAGTCAGGAAAGGAGGGGCACGCCTTCCACGACAGTTCAGCCACCGCGCATCTCCTTCAGTTTCCAGTCCAGCAGCGCGAGCGCGTCCGCGACATTGTCATCCGCCACCTCGTAGCCCCGCTTCCGGGCCTCCGCGATCATGGCGTCCTTCTTGGCCGCGCCATTGCCGGTCCACGACTTCTTGATTGTGCCAACTGGCACGCCCTCGTACGGGATCGAGCGCTCTTCGCACCACGCCGTCAGCGTGGCCATCAGCCCGCCATAGACGTGCGCCGCGTCAGTGGCCGCATGACGACGCACCTCCTCGAAGCAGACCTGCCGGATGTTGACCGTCTCAGCCAGGTCATCGAGATTGCCGCGAAAGCGCACGAAGCGCATGCCGCCGCCGTCAAAGCGCCTTGGCTTCAAGTCCCACCGTCCGCTGAGCGTCGTGCCGGGCGGATTGAACAGCGCCCACCCTGTCATGGTGCCGAGATCGAGCGCGAGTATGGCCGTCATGGTGTTTTCTCCGGTAATGGGAAGATCAGCCTACTAGGAGTACAAACCTTGTCAAGGCTTCTTCTGTCTGGCGAGCGCCTCGCCAATATCTTCAGAGACCGCCGTCACCTGCCGCCCGCAGGCCGCATAGCCCGCGAGATCGACCCAACTGTCCTCGTGCGCCGGCGTCTCGGCCAACCTGGCGACCTTGATCAGCGCGCTCATGGCGGCCACGTCGGCGGCGTCGATCGTCAGCGTCGCCAGTTCGCCATACTTGCCGCGAAGATAGCCCTGCCACAAGGCAGCGATGCACGCGAAGTTCTTGTCGGGCGGGCCGTACTTGGCCTGGCGCTCGGCGATAGCCTTGGCTGAACTGGTCAGCATTTCCGTTGCGACGTTGATTGTCATGTGTGCGCCTCCACCATTTCAATGAATTTTGCTTTTTGGGCATCCCCCGCCGCATCCGCCGCAGCCCACGCCGCAGTCCGCGCCGCATCCGCCGTATTCCGCGCCGCATCCCGCGCCGCAGCCCGCGCCGCAGCCCACGCCGCATCCCACGCCGCAGTCCGCGCCGCAGCCCACGCCGCAGCCCACGCCGCAGCCCACGCCGCAGCCCACGCCGCAGTCCGCGCCGCATCCGCCGCATCCGCCGCATCCCGCGCCGCAGCCCGCACCGCAGTCCGCGCCGCAGCCAATTCGGCGTCTGTTGCGTCCCCGCTTGCGTGGCGCTCGGCAACATCAAGCGCGGCAACGCTGCGCTGGTCTGTCATCAAGTGCTGCACCTGACGCCCGCACCACACGGCGTAAAGACGCCACACCTTCCCGTGCTGAGGCTCCGCGCGACAGCACCACAAGGCATCGTCAAGTCCGTTGATCTCGACAATGCGCGAGTACGCCAGCGGCTCATCATCCGCGCTTGTTTTGCCCAGCCCTTTGAGCAACTTGGTCCAGCCTCCTTCGCAAGGGGAGCACGCGCGAATGCGGTTCAGTGTCGTTGTTATTGTCATGTGTGCGCCTCCGCTTCCTCGCGCGTAATGTAAAAATGAATGCCGCCCGCGCACTCGTTTTGCCAGTTATCGTCAAATTGATGCGGTTTGATCGTCTCGCCTGCGCGATAGATCGTGGCATTGTCGTGCATCGACACCCCGAACTCGGCGCCGATCACTTCAAGGCAAACCGCGTACTCGGCCCGGCACTTGCGCCCAAAAGCGTGGGAGCGCTTGGCCGCTGCAGGGATTTCCAGTTTGGCGATGACGCCGCGATCGAGCTTTTTCCAGCCGACTAAGGCGCCTTCGGGCAGGATGCGCGTTCGGGCAATCACAAGTTCAGCGTCGATCGCCATTGCGAGGTTCGCCCCCGCAAGGTCCGCCCCCGCAAGGTCCGCCCTTGCGAGGTTCGCCCCCGCAAGGTCCGCCCCCGCGAGGTCCGCCCCCACGAGGTACGCCCCCGCTGCCACGGCCGTCCTTACGGCAAGCCCGAGTGCTACGCCGGGGGCTTCGCCTTTTCGGCTGTCAATCTCGGCGGCAAAAAGCACGGCGTTGGTGAAACGGTGACGAATATCGACCTTGATCACGACACCATCCTCCCGCGCTCGACGTTTTCGACAACCGGGGCGGCGGAAGGCCCTTCCGCGCGAACGACGAGCATGGCGTCGGCTTGCTGGTACGCGCACCGGGCAATGTCCTTCGTATCCCCATCATATCGACCTTCGTTGAAGGCCTCCCATGCGGCCTGCAATGCCTGCCCTGCGAACCAATCGCGCAAGGTCATGCCGAAGTGGTGGCCGACATAGTCACTTGTAATCGAAAAAGCTGGTCCGCCGTCGTCAATCTGGCTCATGATCTTCCTCTCTCAATGAATCTCTCGACCCGGTCGATCGTGCGCGGCCGCAGGACGCGCCCCGACCTGAGATCGCGCACGAGCGCCGGGTCTCCGATCGACAAATATCCGAATTGCGTCGCGCTCATCGAAGCCTCCCGCAGGTGGCTTTCGATTTTTGCAAGAACGCCTCTCATCGCCTTGTCGACCATGTCAAACGAAATACTCTTGCTTTTCGACATCGTCAAGGATATTCTTTAACCAACCCCAACCGAGAGGCGGATCTTGCCCAAAGGCTACACGAAGCACGGCGCGATAGACCTTCGCCGCCTGCCCCACATCGTCCGCCGCCCGCTCGGACGGCACGGCGCCGATGGCCAGGCCTATCACGCGCTGTTCACGCCAAACAGCACCGAGCCCATTCCGCCGACGATCGAGATCGACTCGCGGCTCACCGGCGTGCGCCGCCTGGAAATCATGCTGCACGAGCTTGACCACCTGCTGCACCCCGCGCGGCCCGAGGCGGCCATCCTGCGGGAAAACCGATACCTCGCCCGCGTGCTGTGGGCGTGTGGACTGAGATTTGAGGATGAGGAGGATTGAGATGACGATTCATGAGGGCGACCCGCCAACGACCGATATGCTTGAGGCGCTTGGTTGTAGCTTCCGTTGCGGCATCCGCTGGGCGCCGGCAGGGCCGCTCAGCGTCATGGTGGCGACCGACGCCCGAGGCGAGCCTGTCGCCCGGCGCGCCCCTCCGGATGGTGCATGGAGGTGGCTCCACGGCCATACCGCCAAGCCCCGTTTCCGTGTCAAGGCCATCTCGCAGAAAGCCGGCTGATGTCATCACTCCAGCACGCCCTCGAACTTGCGGCCAAAGGCTTCAAAGTCTTTCCCGTGCCCGCCAATAACAAGCGAGTTGTACTCGAAGACTGGCCTAACAAGGCGACGACCGACCCCGCCAAAATCCGGGCTTGGTTCACCGACTACGACGGCGATCCGGTCGACAGCAACATCGGCATCTGCACGAACGACCTGCTCGTGATCGACATCGAGGGCGAGGCCAAGGGCGGCCGGAACCCCTACGATGTGCTTTCGGATATCGAGGCAGAGCTCGGGCCCCTGCCCCATGTGGTCGAAACGCCTTCGGGCGGCTTTCACGCCTATCTGAGACTGCCGCCCGGCGCCAAGGTGGCCAACACTGCCAAGACCGTTTGGCCAGGGGTCGATACGCGATCCTGGCACGGCTATGTGCTGGCGCCTGGTAGCGCCATCGACGGCAAGCCATACAAGTGGCTGATCGCGGGCGATGGCAAGGAAAACTGGCCGCCGGCCTCGATCGACGACCTGCCCGTCGCCCCCGATCACCTGATCGCGAAAATTGGCGCCCCGAAGCCCAAGGCCGACCTGCCATCGAATATCACCTACGACACGCCGGCTTCGATTGATCAGGCGATCGACTTCCTGAAGCGCACGCCCCCGGCCATCCAGGGCGACGGCGGCGACTTCACGACGTTCAAGACCGCCGCCCGCGTCCGGGACTTCGCCGTCTCTGAGTCCGTCGCGCTCGACCTCATGCTCGACCACTGGAACCCGCGGTGCGAACCGCCATGGGATCCCGAGGAGCTTCAGGCCAAGGTCAACAACGCCTATCGCTACGCGGAGAACACGCCGAAGGAGCCTGGCTCCGAGTTCGAGGCGGTCGAGTTTGTGCAAGATTTGCACAAACTGCCGGAACCTTTCGGCTTCCACCCCCACGGCCCCATCGACCTCAAAAACCTGCCGCAACGGCACTGGATCGTCGAAGGCGTCGCGGCCCGCGGCTTCGTCACCCTCATTTCCGCGCCGCCAGGGTCCGGCAAGACGCAGCTCATCGCGCAGCTGCTCCTCGCCGTTTCCCATAATACCGCAGCGACCGGCTTCAAGGTCCACGAACCAACAGCCTCCTGGGCATTCAACGCCGAGGACGACATCGCCGAGCTGCGCCGCCGCATCGGCGCCGCGATGATCCACCAATCACTCGATTGGCCATCCCGCGCCCACGACTGGGCTATCAGTTCCGGTGTCGATTCGCCTCTCAGCATCGCCAAGTGGGACGCGCAGAACCACAAGGTTCGGATCAACGATCAAGCTGTCTCGGCCCTCCGCGCCAACATCCTCCAGCACCACATCGGGCTCCTCATCCTCGACCCCTTCGCCGACATCCACGACGCCCCCGAATCAGACAACGACGCGATCAAGCGCGTCATGGGCGTCTTCACGGCCCTGGCCAAGGAGACGAACGCCGCGATCGTCATCGCCACGCACACGAGAAAGCTCCCGAACGCATCATCCGACGGCCACGCCGGCAACGCGGAGTCCGTCCGCGGCGCCTCAGCCATGGTGGCCAAGGCCCGCGTCGTGCTCACCCTCATGCCTATGAGCCCCAAAGAGGCCAAGGCCTTCGCCATCGACCCTCGCCACCAAGGCCACTACATGCGGGTCGACACGGCCAAGAACAACCTCGGGCCGACGGAACGGGGCGCCAAGCCCCTCTGGCTCAAATGGGAGAGCGTTCCGCTCCCCAACGGCGACAAGGTGGGCGTGCTCGCGCCTGCGAACATCGAGGCGGCGGAAAGCCGTGTGAAGCGCGAGCGGCCGCAGGGGGAAGAGTTCAAGGACACGAAGGCGCAGATCATCGCCGACCAAATGGGAGCGACAACCGGGCCGGACGTCATGTGCATGTGGTCTGACGTCCGCTCGGCCATGGGGCCAATGGGGGCGAAAGGCGGCGCCTTGGTCAAGTATGCGACCGAGGCCCTCGGCGAGAAGCGGCAGTCGGATTGGCTTCCGACAGGTGACGGGCGGCGGATTCGTTTCAGGAAAGGACACGACGGGAAGATCAGAGTCTGGTGGTCGTCAAGCAACGAAGACGAGGAGGAAGAGGTGGCGCCAGGAGGTCGTAAAGCATCGAAGTGGGAAGAAATCCGGGAAGATAAGGCCTTCGATTTGGACCCTGATTCCGACACGGAAGATCGGGAAGATTTGGCCTCCATATTTGAATAAAACCCTTATAAAATGGGCCTGAAAATTATGTGGGAAGATTTCGGGAAGATGGGGAAGATCGGGAAGATTCTTCCCATATCTTCCCGAAAAATGAAAAAATCGAAAAGAGGCCCATTTTTAAAGGGTTTTTCGGGGGTGGGAAGAAGGAAGATTGAGTCTCCCCCTAAAGGGGGCCATGGCTGGCGCTGTTGCGCGCCACAGCCACCCTCGGGCAAGCCCCTTGGCCGAAATGTTGCTTTACCACCCGTGGCGCGCGGCGCTGGCCACTGGGGCAAATGGGAGATCGCTCCGGGGGTAAAGCGGCAAATGGGAGACAGCGCGGAGCAAATGGGAAATGGACCCGAAGCAGGTTGATGCGCTGTTGGGCGTCATGGGGCTGGCCCCGTCGCGGTGGACCCTGGCCGCCGAGGTCGAGCGCGAGGCGCGGGAGGCGGAACGGCGGGGGAGGCGAACGCGGTGGCTCAAGGGCAAGGCGCGGCGAAAGGATCTACGGTATGGGACAAGCGCCAGGCTCAGGCGGGAACGCAAGCGCAAGGCGCACGCGGCCGTCAACGGGCTGAAAGGATCCCACGGGCCGACGGGCGCGGGCAAAGGGATTGGCTTGCGCAGGGCCAAGGCCAAGTGGCTGGAACGCGGCGCGCTGAAGCGCTTCCGGCCATTGGCGGAGGTCCAGGCCGCGCGCAAGGCCGTTTGGGAGATGCTCAGGGCGCAGGGCGGAGAGATGGCGTTTTCGGAGATGGTCCAAGCCGGCGCAGGGAGGCGGTGGCTGGCCAGCGATTTGAAATGGCTGCAGCAGGCGGGCGCGATTGAGTCGCGGTGGATTGAGGGAGATCGGTCTCCGCTCGAGAGGGCAAAGGTGCAGAGGTGGCGGGCGATAGGTGACAAGGCGCCGTTGTACGAGCCAGGACCGTTGCAGGCAGGGCTTTACACGTGGCAGGCATGGGCGGAGGTCATGAACGGCTGATAGCGCTGTACGGTCAAATTTGAGGCTTGGAGGGCTATATCGGATTGATATAGGTCAGTCAGGGCGTAGCGGATAGCGCGGCGCCAACGGCCAGGCAGAGCAGGACGGCCAGCAGGATGGTTTGCCGGCGACGCTTGCGCAGGGTTTCGGAAGAAGGGAAATCCGCCATGGGGCGAGCATGGCGGATTTAGGCGCGGGGTTTGGGTTGCAGGCTTGGGGATCAAGGGGCGGGGGCGAACACGGTCACGCCTTTGCGGGCAAGCTCATCAAGAGGGTCGCGCAAGCAGTAGTCTGGGAAGTACCAGAGCCGTCCGACTACGGACTGTTCGCCGGAGTCGCCACAATCCAGGGCCTCGGCAATACAGGGCGCGCTTGTGAGGCCGACAAAAGGATTCCCATCGCCGGCGTCAAACGGCGTAAAGCCTCCGTTGCAGGAATAAGGCTCAAAAACGCTGGCAAACGTGGGCCAGTAGCCATGCTCTTTGAGGCCGCAGGCAATATCAGAGCGGGCCTCGTTTCCGGCAGTTACTTTCAGATTGCCATCAGGCAGGATTTTGCAGGTGATCATAGGTCAATCCCTTTCGTGGTTTTAGATAAGTTGGGCGAGCAGATAGGCCAGCAGGGCGGCCGTTGCGCTGGCCTTTGCGGCTGTGAGGGTGAGGCTGATCACGATTGCACCTCGCAATCCGCATGCGCCATGCCCCAATCATATCCATCTCGCCATGCTGATTCTTGTTCGGGAGTTGGGCCATCGAGTATCGCGTCCGCCACGGCCAGCACCGCAGGCAAGGTCGTAGGGCGCTTGGCAGACGCCAAGCGCCGCGCGCGCTGCCAGGCAGGCTCACAATGGTCTTCCAGAAAACATTCCGCGCCGGAGATAAACCAATCCGCGTTTCGCTTTGGCGCGGCGCCGGAAACGGCCAAAGCCACCAAAGGGTGTTGCGCGTTGAACGCGTACTTCATGACCGCACCTCGCAATACTCATCAATGGCTAGGTCAAGCACGCGCGAAGGCACGCGCTCAATCTCGCGGCTGAATTGCCGGGCATCGTCACCTTGCAGGTAAACAGACCTGCCGGATGATTTGTGCTGCAGGATCCAGTGACCGATTTTGTCACGGGAAACGGCATAATTGGCAGTATCGAAAACAAGTGGCATGATTGAGAGTCCTTTTAGACAGATTGGCTATACAAATCAGGGCGGGATTGTTCTTGCTGACGTGCCTCGCGTGCCAGGGATTCGGCCCAAGCCTTGCGGGCTTGCCCCAAGGCGTTTTCGTGCAAGGCGTAGCCGCAAAGACAGGTTTTCCAATCCCCGCCGTCTACGCCGCCGATCGAGTCTTCGCCCCATTCCTCGGCGTTTTCGCCATCCTCGTCATAGTCGGAGGTGCGATAGGCCTTGCATTGCAGCCAAACGATTTCGACTCCGTCGTCGTGCATTTTCTCAAAGGCGGAAGCCTCTTTTTTGAGGCCAGCCATGGCGGCCAGATAGGCGGCATTCCGCGCCATGCCCGCCTCGCGATACTGCGCAAGCCTATCTTTGAAAGTCCAATGACGACTCGGGAAATAGGCGCGCTCTCGGCCATGACGGTCCGTCGACACAACAACTCCCGTCACGCCATCACGGTCCGGCTTGCCGTCGGTTATTTCCCCATAGCCATCCCCAAGATAGTCTTGGAGCGAATAGTTATAGTCGCCTTCGATTTTCAGCGTGACAGTGAAGCCGTCCTCCGTTTCCCATGTGTCGCCATCATGGGCGAGGGGAAGCGCGGCAATCTTGCGCGCCCATTTGATTTCCCGGAGCGCGTCAGCAGCGGGCAGCGGCAGCATGCAGTCCGAATTGCGGCGGGGGTTCTTGCGCAGGGATTGATAGGTCGCGCGTTCCCTTTGGGTAAGTGTCATGATGTTAAATCCTCGTAAGCCAATAGTGGCGATGCGCAACAGTCTGGCCAAATTCTCGCCCGTGCGTCAGCGCTTCCGCACGGCGGATTGCCTCTTCGTAATCGGTCACGTCATCCGCGCTCAATTCATCCGAAAAAGTGTCCAAATGCCAGCGCAGGTCGGCCACAAGGCAGGCTTTGCATTCCGCCCATGTGGCGTGGTGCGAATCCGAGTCCGGCATGTATCCGGGCACATTGGAGCCGACGGCGAATTTAGGATTGTTTGTCATGGCGTCACCTCTCTTGTTTGCCAATGACTGCACTATGGCCTAAACTGTCTAACTTGTAAAGCAACAAATTAGACAAAGGCGACACATGGCCAAAACGGTCACGGGATAGCGTGTAAGCCCGAGTTGTGACTGTGTAGGTCATGATTATTCCTCCAATTAGACATTGCGGGCGTCGTGGCGCGCCAGCATGGGCGCCGTGAGCGAGTGCGACAGGCAGAGCAGTCTTGCCGCGACCGAAAAGGCCTGCACCAGTGGCCCGCATTGCGATTCCAATCGGTCAAAGTTTTCTTGATCAAGGCAGCAAATCGCTTCGTTAGCGTGCTTGCCAGCGCTTTGAGCGGCGCGCGCCGCGAGTCTGTCAGCGGATTGCGAGGCGTACTGAAAATGCCTGTTTCCCGCGGCATGTATGCCGTCACGCAATGCTGAGGGGTGCAGCAAATGCGATTGACGGATGACGTCAATCGGCATGCAGGTTAGATAGTCGACTGTCACGGGGCTTCCGGCATTCATGGCGTTCACCTCTCTTGTTTGCCAATGACTGCACCATGGCCTAAACTGCCTGACTTGTAAAGCAACAAATTGGACAAAGGCGACACATGGCCAAAAAATCTCTAGTCAGAGCGGGTGACAGGGCGCCGCAACTGGTTTCGGCATTGCTGAAAACAGGCGATATTGCGGCCGCAGCCAAAGAAATAGGCATGACGGAGCATGAAGCACGCTCATGTATGAGAAAAACTAGTGTAAAGCATATTCTCATATGCGAATATTCGCAGATGCTTATTTGCGACCTAGCGCCGCTTGCCATGTCGCAAATGAAACATATGCTAAAGGCCGGCAAAGCGGCGCCCGGAATGATTGACCTATGCAAGACCGTTCTGGATCGAATCGGCCTTTCCGCCGCCAAGCCTATGGATCCTGCAGCCCATGACACAAAGCCCGTAGAAGAGATGTCCATCGCAGAGTTGGAAGCCTTTATCGCCAAAAAAGAAACAAACCTAAAAAACGTCACACCACTTAGCGCGCCAGCCTTGCAGGACAAGGCCACCCAACTTGCTGATATATTTGACTAAGCAAGGCCTATGTAAGGCCTTCGACCTTTGATGCCAGGCCACCAGGCGCCGCTCCGGCGGCCGAAGGCCGCCCCGCCCCGGGGGTGGGGGCCAGCGCCGCGGGCGGGCCAAAGGCCTATGGTCGCTCCGCTAAATTTGCGGATTTCAAAACCTTTTGTTGCTTTACGTCTGATCGTCCACAGCCCCCATCTGACCGCCCGCAGCCCCGCGCCAGCCCGTCTGACCGCTCGAAACCGCCCAAGCCTTGTCTACGGGAATCCCCGTCGATCCGCCTCTTGACCTGTCTGCCAACACAGGCTACATTTTCGACACCGCCCAGGCGCGGTTAGTGCGTAAAGTGATCGGCGGTCGCTGCCTGTCAGCCGCCCCGACGGCTCCCCTGGCCCCTCCTCTCTCATCCTGGCCGGGGGAGCCCTTCCCTCCAAAAGAAAAGCCCCCTTTCGGGGGCCAAGTTGCTACAGGTCATGATCGAGTGAAGATCACGGGCGTCATCATGGCCAAACTGTCGCTTTTGTCAATCGCGCAATTCGACATTCTCGCCAAAACCTGCTAGATTGGCCTTCGGACGTACCCGTCGCCTCGCCAGCGGCTCGTAAACGACAGCAGACCGATGGCTCAGCCCCCTCCCTACGAGCGCCAATACGCCTTCCGGGCGTTCCAGACGGCGAATCCCGATGATCCGCTGCCTGGCCAGAAGGTCGACATCGAGTTGAACGCGGTCAAGGCGACGCTGGATGAGGTGCTGGCCAATCTCGCGCTCATCCAGCGTGATGATGGCCGTGTGGCCAACAATTCGATCGGCACATCGCAGCTTGACGGGGCCCTGATTTCGCTCGGATTCGAGCGCCCGACCGCCTGGGCGACGGCAACGGCGTATGCGGTCGACGACGCGGTCTTCCAGAACAGCAAATTGTACCTCTGCCTGGTCGCTCACACCTCCGGCACCTTCAACACGGACCTCTCGGCGGCCAAGTGGGAGGAAGTGATCGACTTCACGACGCTCGTGACCGACGCCGAGACGGCGCGCGATGCGGCTGAAGCGTTCGCAGCCGATGCGCAGGCCGCGCAGGCCGCCGCCGAGGCCGCCGCAGGTGCTGTGACTGGTGGGGCGACCACATGGCTCGGCGATAGCTCGGGCACGAACAATTACACGGTTGTGCCGAACGCCTACACGCCCGTGGTGCGAGCGGACGGCTTCAAGGCGCGCTTCCGTGTCAAGGCGGCGAACAGCGGGGCAGTCAATCTGACCATCACAGGCTACGCCGACGCTGACGTGCGCAACATCGACGAAAGCGAGCTTGTCTCTGGCGACTGGATCCTGAACAGCATTCAGGAAGTCACTTGGAACGCGACAAAAGGCTGGTACACTTGGGATACGGGGGCTTTGGTCGCCCGGCTCAAGGCCAACAACACGTTGACAGGCGCGAACCTGTTCACTGGTGCCGTCGAATTTGACGCTGGCGTGCAGATGGACGCCGCTGTCGTGGCCAACAGCACTGTGGCGCTGAATGGCGCGGTCACAGCTGGCGGCGCGGTCGAGTTCAACGCCGACGTGAAGGTCGATTCGACGTTCAGCGTCACAGGGTCTGCCTTTGCAGAACCGGGTGGCCGCCTGACACTGACGACCGCCGTTCCGGTGCTGACGTCGGACGTGACTGGCCAGACGACTGTGTATTACACGCCCTATCGGCACGCCAGCGCATCGCTCTATGACGGAACGCGGTGGGTGCGCCAGACCTTCACCGAACTTTCGCAGACCCTGGCCGATTCGACGAAGAGCCC